TAGACCTTATATGGCATATCAATCAGAAGATGAGGTACAATGAATTGAGAGAAAACAAACATGGAAAAAAGTATTGATTATGAAAGAAATAGAAATGTATCCTGGCGTATACATTGACTACGCATACGAACAGTTGAAGAAATTCAAGCAGGAAACTGGTGAAGATTGTTTTTGTAAATTCAATGGCAAAGAACTGTATTCAAGTGAAGCACTTGATGAAATGTATTTGAAGGTCACGAGAAAGACAAAGGCAGAGTTCGACAAGGATTTTCAGGATGAACATAACGAATATCTACGAAGGAAAGCTGAGTTCCACGCCAAAATCCCGCAACTGACAATAGAATACCGGCAAAGAGCACGTGGCATTATTCCAAATAAACATCTTGAATATTGGGATAAGATTGTTCCTATACGATTGAACGACCTCTATAAAGGGTTTGAACTCGATTGCTTGTTGAAACTTATATCCGAACTCAATACAGATAAGCCTCAAGAAGAACGTTTCAAGAACTGCTTGCAAATGTTCATCGACCAAGGTCACAGCGGTATGAGTGCCAGTCTTATGTTTAGTGGGCTTTCTCAATTCCATGACTTAGGTTCTCAATTAGTCGATTACATAAAGAAACATTGAGTTGTTGAAAAGAAATACCTATGAATAAACTGGAACACATCGCCACAATTGATTACTGCTACTGGCGATTAGGAAAGTTGAATGAGGCTCTTTCCAAGCCTAAATCGACTATGGAGCGGTTGGTTGATAAAGCCTGCGGTTATAATGAAGTGGAAGAAGTGAAAAAGGAAGCTATAACCCTTTTGGAACAGATTATTGAAAGCAAAAAGGCTATCGGTGCGGATTATTCGAGAGATAGTGAGTTCCTTGATAAATTGAAGAGTAAATAATGTTATGAGTAAAAAGAAAGTATATATCAGTCTGCCTATCACAGGGTATGACATAAAAGATGTTGAGAAAAGATGCAAATCTGCTTCCGAGTTGATAGAACAACTTGGTTTTGAAGCTGTATCTCCCTTAGAGGTATCTTCAAATCCGGACGCGAGTTACGAAGAGCATATAGGCAGGGACATTACTGCCCTGCTCCAATGTGATGCTGTAATATTCCTCGAAGGGTGGCATTATTCCAATGGATGTAGTCTTGAACATAGTGCAGCCGGGATTTACGAGAAAGAGAGATTGTTTTCCATTGGAGAATTGAAACGCTACGCAAAAGAAACTATGTATGGGGTTTAATTTTGAAAAACTAAATGAGTTGTCAAACGACCGTTCAAAAGAAGTCATGAGAAAAGCAGACAGAATAATCAGAGACAGACATTCCCGTATCCCGGACAAATACAAGAAGATTGACACTACTGTCAACGGTGATGCGGAAAGCCTTGCCGAACAACACAAGGAAGTGGAAAGAAGGCTGTTCCCTCTACGCCTTAACAAGACCACCGTTATTTATGTCACAAAAGACAAACAAAATGAAGCATATGCAGCGAAAGCACGTAAACGGATGGGGATAACAGAGCCAAAGAAACCTTTCGTTGACCCGCTTTCGGAAGAAAACATTACCAAGTTGTACAAGGAAGAAAAGATACCGCCCCGCAGAATGGCTGAAATGTTGGATGTGAGTGTGAGGACAATATATCTAAGATTGGCTAAGTATGGACTTACAAAAGTTAAATGCAGATAATATGAAAGAGAATAATATTTTAAACAAAGAGATTTATACAGAGGCTATGATAGCAGCTTCTAAGGTTGATTTCCTTGAAAGCAAGGATGAGATTAAGATGTATGCCACTTCGCTGTATAACGCAGTAATGTGGGGCAGAAATCATACGGTTAAAGCAAAAGAATTAGAGACACCAAGCTAATACCCTCACCAAAACGGCAAGCGGTATAACCCAATGGAGAACCCGTTCAAGGCGTTCTAAACGTTCCATTGGATAACCCGGAAAAGGCGGCAATAGTCCATGTAAAGGACATTGTCCGCCAATTCAAGCAGTTCATCTATGTAATCCCTTTTTCGCATCACGTTCAAGTTTTCTACGTTGTTGGCGGTTTATACCATTTGCCGCGGCAAGGCTGTTCAGCGTCTCTTTCTGTTCGGGAGAAAGCATGTTATATACTTCTTCCCGTGATTTGCCTGATAAAATGGCTTGTACTATTTTCCACATAAGCTACGTCTACAATGTTCACACAAAAATTTCTTCGCTACCGGGAACATCTTCTGTCCCACATATCCGCTAAGGTACTGCGCCTCTTCCCCGTATGGGTCGATGCCGAACGCCCGTGAGATATGCCGGCATAGATGCCCCTTTTCATGGTCAAAAGAGTTCTGAAACTCTGCCGGAGAAGAAGTAAGGGCTATAACCATTACGGTTTGCCTGTTTCGGATATTGGAGTAAGTGATACCCGTATTCAGATTGCAGGAGCGCATGTTCTTATAGGCATTCACCAAATCCATCCCCCTGCATCCCACCCGCTGAAGGTCGGCGATGATGCGGTCGGTATAATAGCAGTCCACCGCATAATATACACGCACTTCCCAATCATAATCCGGTATGTAAAATTCCTGTATTATCATAGGCTACATCATCTGTTCCCACATGATAGGGTTGCCGGAGCCTATGCAGTCGGCATAGAACCGAGTGAAAGGCATTCCATTGTAAGCGTCCACATCATCTATGTAATCCTTAATGAACAATGCGAGATGTGCTTCGTCAGTGATAGAACTTTTGTAGTAATCCGACTTCGCCATGTTTGCCACGTAAACGCTGTCGTATCCTGCGTCCTTCTCCAAGTTTACACTGTACTTTTTCAGAAGCTCCTCTACCTGCTCTTTGCTGATTGGCTCCAGCTTTTCTTCTTTACCCGTAGATTTGTTTTCCATCTTCATGCGGGAAACAGCCCATAGGCACATCTTCTTGCTGAAATGCCATCCGTACTGGCTGAGATAGTCAGCCATTGCAGGCGGTATTCTGTCGTATGCATCTAATCTTTGTTTCATATTTTCCTGATTTTAAGTGATTGGCAAAAGAGGGGAATAATCCCCTCTCCATTACATGAACTCTCCGTTGGCGCGTCTGCGTCTGCGTTCGCCCATATCATCACCGTAAGGCTGTGAATCGCGGCGTTCGTTGTAAACCGGATATTCCGGGAAGTAACCCGGCATGCGGCGTTCGCCCATATCTGAGCCGCCGCTATAGCTTCCACCGCGTGAACCACCGCTGTTACGATAGCCCATTTCACCGCCCTGCATCTCACGCATGGCTTTCTCGTAACCATGACGACAACCCTCTCTATAGGCTTCTTCTATAGGATTACCGCCTCTCATACCGAAGTCACGGTCATATTCTCCGCGTCCTTCTTCCAATATTTCCCACATTCCCATATTATTTCTTTGTTTTAGATGTTTCAGCAACTCCGAGCTGTTCCATAAGCCGTTTGTTCAATTCCATAAGGTCGGACATGTTCTTGCTCATTTCCGCCATTTGCCCTTTCAGAGAGGATATTTCCTGCTCCTGACGTTGTTTCTCTGCAAATTCGGGGTTCAAGAGCGTCAGCATCTTGTCACATCCCGCAATGACGGAATTGTGGAAGTCCATGCTATTGATAATGTCTATGCTTTTCTGTTTCATAGAAGCGACCTCGTTATTCATCGCATCACGAGAGCATGACACTACGATATTGCCGTTCTGTCCGAAGTCGGCTATATCCATGCCAGCAGGTAGATTTTGGAAAGTCGTGTTCTGCCCGTTGATACAGACAACGACATCCACAACCATTTCCATTTGGGGCAACTGTCCCATAGGGGATGCCATAGGATATTTCGGCTTGGGAGCGGAAACGCTGACTACCGGACCGTATTCGATAAACGGGTTAGCATCCTTATGAAGTATATACAACTGGTTATTGGTACGAAGTGATTGAAACATATTGGTTTGATTTTAAAGGGGAGTGGCTATTTCCATTTTGGAAACAACCACAAAGCCCCATATTAACTACTTGCTCTTTTGAGCGGTTGCTTCTGCTGTCGGAGTCGGTGCCGGTGCGGTTGTCGGACGATACCCACCGTTAACAAGGAACAGTTCGTTGGTATACTTGTTATAGTGGATTTCGTAGATACCCGTTCCGGCAAGGTTGCCGACAGTCACCGGCTCATTGTTGTAAGCCAGCAACGGTCTTGTATCCCCATTAGTCCCTATCAGTATCGGGAGTGTAGCAGTCGTACCGGCAGGTATTGCCTGGCGGAGACTGACATAGAAACCGCCTACATAGCTTCTGTTACGGAACGCATGATTAGGAAGTTCCAAAGTCACGTTCTCCGTGCCGACTGTTACGGCTACCGTAGGAAGGGTATTGAAATTAGCCCTTCCAATAGTAGGGAACAAGAAAGGAAATCCTGTAAAAAAGTTAGGCCACATAATTACCCCCTTTCTTACCGGAATTAACCCCAGTAGTTGTTACAACCACAACCGCCACGTCCATACATTGCATCACCGGCGTAAGCACCGAAAGCCGCAGCACGGAAACAGTCTGTGTTGATGGCTTGCAATTGCGGGTATGGCACTGCTACTGTAGGCGGCATTGAACAGCGGATTTTATCCACCTCTCCCTGCAATGTTTGTAGACTTGCTACTATTGGAGCAATTTGTTGCGTTACGTTTCCAAGAATAGTTGCATTCTGATTACGCTGTGAAATTTCACCTTTCAAAGTAGAGATTTCAGCGTCTTTAGCAGCCAACGCTTCTTGCTGACGACGCGCCTCTGCCGCATCCATTTTTGCTACAAGTGCTTGGAAGCCTTCACGGTAAGCATCCGCTAAAGAACGCGTATTACCCTCCATTGCACGCGTAAGCGTATTCATGTTTTCGCAGCTTGCTAAGCGGCTTTCATACCCTTGACGCTCAATTGCTGCCTGATTTTTGCAGCAGCAGTCTGCAATCTGAGTAAGAACAGCCTGATTGCCGGACTGGAATGCGTTGATGATTTGCTGGGTAGACATGCCGACCTGATTGCCCACATTGGCGATAAGCCCCTGGATGTTGCACAGGGCGCTCTGTAACTGTTGGGTAGAGCAGTTCAAAGAAGAAGCAAGCTGGTTGATGGCATTGCCATTGCCCTGAATGGCTGACATCAGGTATTCACGACCGACATCACCGTTAAGCTCGGCAGGCAGACCTCCACCATTGCCAAAGCGGTTGCCAAAGCCGTTGCCGCCCCAACAGAACCATAGCAGGATAATCCAGATGAACCACCACGAGCCGCCCCATTGGTCTTGGCTGCCACGTCCCTGGTTCAGTAAAGCGAGAAGTCCGGGGTCTACACCCTTGCTTCCCATCAAGTTGGGCAACATAGCCATGATGTCGAATTTGCTTCCGCCACCATTTCCGTTGTTCCCGTCTTGGTTGAAGACATACGTTCTTTCCATAGAGATTTATATTTTGTATTACGGTCAAAATCAACCGCATCACAAAAGTATAAATACCGGTACTGCCATGAAATCAGTTGTTTCCCAACGCTTTCCTAATGTTTTCCCAATATATTCTCAACATTTTCCCGCCTTCCATACGTTCTTGAAAATTGGAAATCATGTAGTTTATCGCGCGTTTGGTCTTGTGAATTTTAGGAGCTATCTGTGAAGGGTACATTCCCCTTTCAACAAGCAACTGTACAAGCAGATAGCGGGCGTCTACGGTTTCCGTATCCTTATCCGAAGATAGTATTCGGCTGGCGGGTATTTCGGTCTCCTGCGCCACTAGATTGATTGTTTCGGCAAAGATTTCTGACTTACACATAGTTTTTCTGAATTTTATATTTATCTTTGCCCTGCCACATAAAATATTTGATTATATACGAACAAAGCATAAGATACCGTGTTGAAGATATTAAAGCCTCCAACGTGCGGTGTCTTATGCTTTTTTCAAATTTTTATGTGGCAATAATTATTTGAACGTTGGGGGCTTTCTTTTTACTCTAAGCCCCGAAAGAGTGTCAGCTACAAGCCAACTTCTACATCGTTAATTTCTTTCTTATCTTTATGGTGAGCCAAACAATTACGAACAAAACACATGTCAGATTTATCGAAATGCTGGCACCACCGTAATTGATTTTAAATTTTTCCCACCATGACAGCTTCCTCTCTACCGGATAAGGCTTGGGTACTTCAATCCTTCTTATCTTTTCGATAAAATACGGCATTTTGACCGTTACCGTAGCATGAGGATAAATACCCAATGAATGGTTCAATATCCCGTTGCTAAATGAAGCATAGCTGTAGGCATACGGATTGCGAAGGAATGACGTTGTATCGGCAACAGATACGCTGTCCTTGTACGGTATCAGCTTCTCTTGAAATGTGGTGTCATGGTATATTATGCTGTCAAGAACCTTTGTTTCAACGGGCATATAAACAGTCCTCGTCCTACAGGAACACACCGTCAACACAAGAAACACTATATACACTAACTTCTTCATAACTTCAACAGATAATGATTAACCACCACGCCTGCACATATTGCGACAGCTCCACACAGCAAGTCTGCTTTGTTCCATTTGCCGTTATAGTAGTGGCAACGGTCGTTGTTCTCCTTGATGAAGAGCATCAGCAGTGCAGTACTGCCGCCGAATACTATGGCGGTGGATAGATAGACCACCGCACCTAAAATGTTATTTTTCATATTATAAATAATTAAACAATTAGTAAAACACTACACCGTAACTCCACTGGCATCTACCCACTCATTAGTATCGTCATTCTTTTTCCAAACCGGTTTGTTAAGAGAAGTATCAAAATAATAAAAGCCAGCAGGAACATTAGTCGGTCTATTTTCACTATTCCCTTGTTTCCTTGTATTTGCTATAATACCATTTTTATCAAGCCAATTAGTTCCATCATACTGATATTTATGACCTTTTACATATGCGGAATCACCTGCTACCCACTGGCCTTCTGTTGGTATCTCTTTCAATAATACAGTGACATTCATACCGTTATTCTGGTATACGAACCCGACAGATGATTGTTCATCTATTATATTGTATTTTTCATCTTCATCATCAATCTCCCATTTAGTCGAATTGCCGACAATAGTTTCCCCGTCATCAATTAATATAGCAGTACCACAAGCCAATAGCGGTAAATATATTTTATGTCTTTCATCTGAATTGAATGTTCTTCTTAACATTGCTGTTGAATTCGAATATATTGTAGAGAACAAATAAAATCGGATAACCTTATCATTTTCCAGCCTATTTATACTGTAAGAGTGAGATTTTTTTGTTATTATCTTGCGTGCCTTATCCAAGACCTCATATAATTCGTATTTATAATCACCTATTCTAAGTGTATTATTATAAGTAAAATATATTCTTTTTGCCGGGATTAAACTGATATTATTTTCATAAAAATAATATGACAACTTATTGGTTATAGATGAAACGCATACAATTCCATTATAATATCTGCCGTTCATAGACGGAACTTCATATATAGTACCTTTCTCCTTTATGAATACATTTTGTTTGTAGTATATATCACCATGATTTGATGATACACTAACATAGCTATTGATAATTCTAACATCCGCATTCTTGTTTTCGACATATATGCAGGTAGGTTCTTGTATATAGACTTGGTCTTTTACATATCCATGATTATTAAATACACAATCCTGTATTATTAGAAAATTTGAACTTGATTCTCTTTTAAATGTGAATATTGACTTTTCATCGACATTTAGAGGATTTCTATGGAAATAGCATTTTATAAAGGTAGATGTGGAATCTTGTAATCTTATTTTATAGTGAACGGTATCTTCATTATGAAGCCCAAAAACAAAAGCGTTAGCATAATATAAATATACCCCGCATTGTATACCATTTCGGAAAGTAATATTCGGATTGTTTGAAAAATAAAAATTCATGTTATAGCAGTTATCTATAACTGTATTGTCGCCATTACTCTCCCATTTAACATTAAAATCCTTATGGGCATCATATTGTGGATTTTTCAATCTAGCCCTGTCATCAGCTCTTATATTATAGAGGCGTACATTATCTGCATAAACAGGAAATACAATGATTTTATTAAAATGACTTATAAATACATTCTCTATATTTATATATCCATCAGATACTATAGCATGTGCATTAGGATAATATTCCAAGTATTCTGTTTCTTGCCAACCTGAGTACTTATATCTAATATCCAAGTCTTTTATCTGCATAGTTGCATAAGGTGTACTTAATGGATTAAAATCATCATCTAAATTACAGTATATGGCATACCCATCATCTATTTGAGATAAAATAATACTACGAGCATGCCCACATCCTATTAGGCTATTATAAATATTAAGAACTATTTTTTTGCTGATATTGTATATTTTATCTGATAGTTTTACTGTAGGACAAACATTCAAAGCCTGCTGTATGGCAGCAGACCAATCCTCATCTTTAGGAGAATGAAACCACTCCGGACGAGCATGAGTATTTTCTATTTTCCCTTCTAAAAAGCCATTACTTATACTTCCACCTTGAAAATCGAACATACAACCTTCCGGCAAAGTTATGGTGGCACCATTTAAATCAAAATCATACTGAACGACATAAATCGTATATGGCTGATTTATCATTTCCTGCGTAAGTATATTTTTACCGTCTATAATATTCCTACGCAATATCTTATACCCCTTGCCGCTGAATCTGTCAGGATTATAAGCACGGTCGGCAAATTTTAAAACACTTAAGTTCTCCCCTTTGTCTACAGACACAAGGTCTTCGTCATCCGCAAGATTGTTTATCGTACCGCCACCACTTCCGTTAATGAACTGCTTGGTCGATTCGGACAGCATATCAGGAGTAACACGCTGGGAACTGAAATTTGAAATAGCATCACTTTCAACTTCCTTTATTTTACCGATTGCTTCATCTCTAATGTCAGTCAATTTATCTTCATTTGATTTCCAGTTCTCGATATTTTCAAATACTCCACCTGCAAATTCCCATGTCTCCACAAGTCCGCTATTGTTCAAGAATGACACCTTTAGCCCAACCGTTCTTATATCTTCCGGAACTTGAACAATAGCACCTTCTAATGTATATTTATTGCCACTATCAATTCCAGATGAAGGATGATGAATGGAAACATTATACTCGGTTATATAGCTCATATATCCACCTTTTCCGGAACTAATGAAACTCTTTAGGGCGTTAGGGGTGATAGAACCGTTTTCTCTGTCTTCTTGAAATGGAAACTGCTCATTACCCGTCAAAACGTCTCTTTTGGGGAGTTGTCCAATTTGTTGTCCTTTTTCTATTTTCTCTTCCATACTACTATTTATTTTTACTTGTAAGCAATATCGGCTCTTCATTAGTCAACAACAATGGAGCGTCATTGACTAATAATAAATACCCTTCGTCAGGAAATGGATGCGGCTTATTTCCGCCAGCACCGGGAAACCCTATGGTAAGTATGCTGATTACGGGAATGCCGATTATAGGAATGCTGATGTGAGGGATAGTGATTGGTTTCATAAGGCTATCCCTCTTTAATCATTTTCGCTTCTGACACTTTCGTAGCACTTCTTATTGTAATTTCCATACCTGCCGCTATGCCAATAAGACGAAATATCACATTGGAAGGACCTAAGGCTTGATTGGCATTTGGGAAAAGCGGGATAGGATTCATGCCCTCGATATTGGCAAATACAGTCACCATTCCGCCCTTGTTCTTTATCTGTATGGTAACGGGATTACCGTCACTGACAAACGTTGCGTAATACGCTGTTTTGCCTTCTTCTTGTTGAAATGATAAAACTTCTGCTGCCATGATGTTTACTTTTTAGAGTTTCAATACTTGGTTTCTGTTCCCTTCTCTTCGGTGGCTGACGTGTACCCATGAGAAGTTTTTCTCATCAATAACCTGGTCAAAGGGAAGTTTCAATTCTTGTATAAGATTAAACAGTCTTTTGTTCTCTTTCGGGGTATTTGGAGTACCGACAATATCGGCAGCACATCCGTTCATGTGGTCGCTCGTTTTAGAGCCGCCTACTGCTTTATTCAGAGCAGGGCAACGGTATCCGCTTGTCACTGTGATAGGTTTGCCGTAAGCCTCTCTTAACGGGTCGAGGACATTGTCAACCAACGCTTGTGCATTGGGAAGCAGTTCTTGCGGCAATCTGTTATCTATAGCTTTCTTATCAGCCGTTTCGCTTTTAACCAGTTCTGCAATTGTAAAGTATCTCATGCTATTCCTCCTTTCTAAAATATTTGTCATAAACCACACGAGCCACCCATCCGGCAACAACACCGACACCGAATGATACAACAGTAGTCAGGTTCACCCAAAACGGTGTGTAGTGCATGTAAAGCATAACTCCCACGATGATAGCGATAACAATCGCTGCGATAATCAGTTTCTTTTTCATTTTGTTACTCCTTATCTTTAGTTATTATTTCATTCATATCTTCTTTCTCTACATCGAGCACTTTCTTTCCGAACAATCCCAACGCTTTCAGTAAGTTGAAATTATATCCCTTTGGCTTCAAGATATTGCTTATGATAGAGCAGAACTCTATGAAGCAGACAAACAAGCATGAATACACATCAATATTCCATTTATTGCCGGAAGCAATGTTTATCATCACCACCATACAGACAAAGGCAAAGTATGTCACCATTTTACCCATAGTACGGCGCACGGCACTTGAAAACCGAAATTCTTCACCCAATAGCAGGCATTTCCTTATCCCGAACATCAAATCGCATACAACGACTGAAAATGTTACTATCAGCCACGGTATCATGTGTTCCAATGACTGTGCAATAAAACTGCTTGCTATTACCGAGAAACCACCCGGTATGCTTTGGGTAATAATGTTATTCTTCATCTTATCGTTATTTGTCAATTATTCCTATCTTTGTGTCTCTTATCAAATAAGCGAACTACTGTCATTCCGTTTTGCTCGTGAGAGTAGGACGGGATTTTCATATCTTGCCGTAGTATCTGAACCATGCACCCCATTTACGTTCTTTCAAGTAGTTCGGATTATCCTGGTTGAGTTTGGCTTCCATCTCAAATGCGCTCGCTCGATAGGCGTTGGCGTTTACTTTACCGCTGCCTATTATGTTGTCTGTAAACAGGTGGTACACGAAGCTCACAAACCATTCTGTCAAATAAATAATGTAGTAGAATAGCGGGATAAGGAGCAACCACCACGCACTGACATAGAACGCCAGCAATACAGACGGGATAGCCGCTATCTCCATACACTCGAAGAACTGTTTCTGATGTATCCGTTCATGACGGATAGTCGTTTCGGACAGTTCTTTCAGCTTCGTAAGGATGAAGCCGAAGAACATTATAGTTGTGTAGCCTCCAAAGAGGATAAGTTTGGCTAATTTGCTGTTGTAGTAGATTGTTTTCATATACATCATCTTATTTATTCATTATAATCAAAAACAAAAAGTACATAATCTAAATCATCAAAATCGCCAGCAATAAAACTTTGAATAGCACTTCCAGGTTGACATATATTTTCATTAATTTCCATTTGCGAATCACTACTACCTACAAGTCTACATTTATAGATTTCTAAATATCTAACAGGGCCGTTGCTTTCATTTTGTATATCAAAATCAATATTACTACCTACACCATTAGAATACCAATCTATTTTACCACTTTCAACAATAGTTAATTGTCCACTTCTATATAGACTAATATCGTGTGAACTAAGATTGGCTATTATTAACATTCTTGTTCCATATTGTGTATCAGTAGGTGGTAAATAGGTTAAAGCATCATATAATTTGCTCCAATCAAATTCTTTGCCCGCAATCAGCTTATCTCCAGCAAATAGTCCTGAGGTCAATTCTCCTATTTTTAACATAATCATTATCCTTTAATCGGTTACACAATATGCTGTATTGGCATCCTTAGAGCCAATAGCCTCGTACTCGGCAGCGGTTTTCTTGGTGAGGGTGGTGAGGTTGTCGGATTGAACTAAATCACGAACTATAAAATAATTTGTATAATTTTGATTAAGAGCTATAAATATTCTTTTTGTAATAATATTTATTTCATTGGGGCTAATAGAGGAGTAACAAAATATAAAACTTAATTCGTAAGCGTTATTATCTTCATTACAATAAACTTGACTTACTCCAATTTTAAATATCTCTTTATTGTTAGAACTTAAATAAAGAGTATTTGTAGTTAATAGTTTCTTAACAATATCTTTAAAAGAATGTACATCACCAAAAACTATTGATATTTTAGTTTCAGCATCATTTCCTGAAGTTTCTTGATTTGAAATCAACTGTATATGAGCTTCATCTGTAATCGTAAGCATAATGTGTTTATCATCCACATACTTCTTCGTTGCAGGCTGGTAATCGCCCGTAGGGGTGAATGATGAAGTGTTGGTCTTGGTGAGGACGTCGGATTTTTCAGGAACTTCCGCCCAATCCCCATTCTTACGACCGTATGCCTTTCCATCAGTTGGCGCTTCGTCTATACCGCCAATCTTCCCCTGGCTTACCCATTCACCGTTCACCCATGCGTAGTAATCATAAGAGGCTTCCGTACCTACAGCCATGAACCCGTCAACTGCCGAACCATCGGGAACAGCGGATTTCAAGGCTTCAAGGGTGGCGTATTCGCCGGCTACCTTAAATGATTTCCCAGGTTCTCCTTGTATACCTGGCTCGCCTTGTTCTCCTTTCAAAAATTCTAAAGGATAATTGACCACAGAAGCTTCACTGTCGCTTCCTGAAGGTTTAAATGCAGGCAATGACGTTACATCATCCGCTTTGTCCGCATTCGGTACTTCATTAACCCCTATGGAGTTAGCCATAAGGCGGGCAACTATTTCCTGATAATCCTGTTCTGTCCAAGCCATAATTATTCCTGTTTATCGGTTGCTTCTTCCGGTTGATTGTTGATAGCACGATTGAGCGCGTCAATAAAAAAAGGTTTGCAAAAAGCATTTGCATGCTCTTGTATCAAGGATACTTCTTCATCGGTATACTCTGTCTCTTCATTGGAGTTGTATATCTTCAAAGCGAGTGCATGCGATGCGATACCGTTACCGTTCCGGTATAATACATTCGCAAAATTCTCTCTACAATCTATATTTTCACAATGCTTACGGGTAATGTCCGTAGCAATCAGTAATTGTTTAAAATTTATCTTTTTCATGAGCTTGGGTATGATTTAGTTAATCTTCCATCTTTATAAAAAGAAAGTCCGCTGATGCCAAGAGACACTTGGTATCTTGACCCACTTAAATTTGAAATCATTGACAATGACCCTGCAAAAAGGGTGGTAGACGCAGTTAAGTTGCCATCACTTGCTATATTGTCCAATTTTAATCTTGGGTAAGTAACAGAAGTACCTCCGCCTCCACTATCAAGGAATGAAATTCCACCCACATCATATCCTTTTGAATTATAAAATTTTAGGCTGTTTGAATTTGGGTTTATTTCTATTTTTGTACCTGACGAAGCGGTTGATATTTTGCCAACAATGCTAACATTCCCATTTTCGTCTATCACCAAAGAGTTGTTAGGAGTTCTTACATTTTTAAACACCCCGCTGTTTGCATTTATCTCTCCCGTAAAAGAGCCATTATGACATTCGATAGAGCCATCTTCGTGTATCTTGATATTTCCATTGGCGGTAATTATACCTTCCAACTTAATATGTTGCGACTTTAACGTTATACTTTCCGCCGACACATTAAACAAGGACGAAGCTTTTACTCCATTTTCAAACTCCGCAGCAGCCCAAATCTTGACACCATCCGCAGTGGTTAACCATCCCGCGCTTTTGCTTTCAAGATTGGATGTTCTTTTTGCCACAGCTTCAATCTTTTCATTAGTTTGGCTTAGCTGGGTTTCAAACTTTGTTATCATATCCTCGTAGGCATTATCGGTCAATGCCAGCGAATGTATGTATATATCCCCCGTAAACTTCAACTCAAAATCGCCCGTTCCGTCCCATGCGCCGGAATACTCCTTCATTGCATATTCCTCACTCGGTTCAAGACGTTCGGTGAAATGCAGGTTCTGACCGGGAAATCCTATTGTCAGCGTTCCGGCTGTAGCTACCTTATACCGGAAAGAGATAAAGAACTTTCCCGGTTCTTCCCCTTCCTCATAGGTCGGTTTATTGGCTAAATCTGCATTGGACTGTTTAATTCCGGAAGAAAGAATACGAAGCACGTTTCTATCCCCGTCTCTGATAATGGCAGCCATAGCGTCCTTACGGGAATAGAACTCCCCATTCACTAATAAGAACTTTCCGTTTACAGTAAAGAAGCGAACATCGTTCTTTGTCTCCCAACCGTTCGTATTGCTTGCAAATGATGCATTGTACAGATAATTATCCTTTGCCTGCACCTCGTCAAGCACTTTGGAGATTTCAGAGTAAATCAAATCTTCCAATATCTTGAACTGGGTAAGGATATTCACACCCGTTTTCAGGATAAAGTCACCAGTAACTTTATTCCCATTAGGACTGAAAGCTGTCACTTCTTTACCAGTCAAAGAATAAGAATCAATCCCTGCATACTGACGGAAGCTCGGAGTATCATTCCCGTATGCTGCCAATACGATGGCGTTCTGTCTGGTCTTATCCGTCCGGTTGCCTAACTGTACAATGTCATCGCCTGCTTGTGGTGCGGCAGACCCCGTGTCACAGTCGCTCTTCGAAAGGTCTATGTAATTGTCACCTACGCTTGTCACCAACCGCCAATAGTAGGTATTAGAGACATTCTCATGTACGCCTGGCTTGATGTTGAATGTCTGGCTGCGGGCTTGGTCTCCTATTACAAATTCCTGAACAATGGTCTTTTCCCCGTCTGTGTTCTCGAAGTAACAGCGGTAAAAGGTATCGTATTCCTCTACCTTAGAACATGACATGGATGCGGGAGAAAGTATTATCTGACCGCCAACCTGGCGTAATCGCTGTATCAGCAACTCAATAAACGTGGCACTTTTGCGTGCCAACATATGGTCTACTTCCAAATAGCTGTCTCCCGTCTTGCTGTCTACTTTAATAACAAAGCCTTCACCGAGAGCACCGGAAGAAAAGTTCATGGACTGGATGTAGTCTGAAAACAATCCACCTAAGAACTTTATTAAATAGCTGGTTTGGTCTGGTTTGGTTTTATTCAAAAACAGCTTTTCTCCAAAGGCTTTAATGATTGATTCCACTTGTTGGGTAGTTAATCCTCCACCGCCTTGCCCGCCTACTATTGAATCTATCTGATTCTGTATCTTTTCTAAAGTTCCTACCGCTTTGTCATTGCGAAGGGTAATATCATACGTTGGAATGAGAGCGTCTCTTTCCTTTATTGTAAGGCTGTCAATAATAATGCTCCCGTTGATGTTTAAGTCTTCATCCTCGAACAACATTAAATCACCTTCCTTTATACTGTCATGCAGTTCCGGGTGACGCGCCATAAATATTTCATCTACTTTAGGCTCGTAAGTATATCTTACATAATCATTTTTTGCAAGATATTCTTTGGAAGCTGTTAGCAATCTTTGGGAAGCGGCTTTTATATACACATCCGGCATATCAATGCCCAAAAGCACAAATTTATCTCCGGCTTTGATAGTAAAATCCTTATATGGGAAATAAAGATTCAGCCCTTCATCATAGACTCTGTTGCATGTCAAGACCCACATGTCACCTTGTTTTACGGGCTTGTCTGCATCTCCAAGTATTTCAAATTCACGCCCACCACACATTCCGCTTTTCATGGATATGGTGGCGGTTTCCCCTGTTAGATAATCGTTTATGTCAAATCCAATGTCTTTGAGATATATTTTGAACGGTGGGATGGTTTCCCCTTCTTCAAAGTAACCATCATCCGCGATTGGCGTATTATCCTTATTCACTGAATCGGAAGCGATTTCATCCAACGCTCCGGTAGCATTTACGATTATTCCCGCGTCTTTCAACTGCTGTGCTGTCATTCCTTCCATAGACGGATATATTTCCGGTAAAGAAGTATCGCTCCCGTCAAAGAAAACCGAACCTTCCCGAACTCCGATAATATCTATGTTTTTACTATCAAGGTATGGGTCAAGTGTCTTTTCCGGAAAATCAGGAAGCATCAAGTTTTTAACAGCCATATTATTGGGTACTAATGCTCCAGAAGGTCTTTTGTACTTTCTTGGAACATTGTCCGTCTCAATACCTTTTTCTATCCGCATCTTTGCGCCTATGCGGACGTTGTCCTTGTCGGCTTCACTATTCAACAAAACGTAGCATTTCCCAAGAAAGCTACCTCTTCTTATTTTATAAGAATGCCCATTGATTGTCACATCATACAATGCTGTGTCGGATAGGAATTTCATATAAAAAGGAAGAGTCACAACAGCGCCGTCTATCAAATGTGTATTAGGGTCATATCCGTAAGATACATCCTCGATGGGAGCTTCGACAATAGGACTTCCATATGTTGTATAATAGTTGTACGGTAAGTTTTTGGTACCACCATATGCTCTTAGGCGGGTAATTATCTTCTGTGACGAGTCCGCGGTTTTTTGTATGGAGTACAGCCCTTTTCCCTTTCCATACCCGAACATGTTTCCTACTGCAATTCCGGCAGTGCCTATTGTTATCGTTCGTCCTCTTATGATAAAATTTGCCTTAAACTCGCTATTTACCAAAGCAAGTGCGTCCCAAACGTTTATACTGCTTATTGATATGGATTTGTTAGTCTCATTAACATATTCGGGATGCACCGTAACCGTCCATTTTTGCTCTCCTTTATAGATACGGTCAAGGTTCACCTGTATTCTTTCTGCGAGAGCATTTATGCTTTCAGCGTAAAAACTGAATGTAGGTAGGGAAGAGTAGTGAATTAAGTTATCCTCTTTTACATAGTCCAGGAATTCGCATCTTGTCAGTTCATCTGCAAGAGAGTTGAAAACTACGTTCTCATATTTGAAAGCCTCTCCGTATGTATTTTTGGAGGCTTGCTTCAATTCAGTAGGGTCGTAGTTTATTTCAAATCTTTCTCCGCGATATATCAGATAGTCCCCGACTGTAAAATCAATCGGAGTGGGGGACGTAACGGTAATGTTAACGGAACAAGCTCCCATGAACTCTCCGTTATACTCTAACTTGTTAGCGACACATCGTTGCATCCGCCCGTCTTTGCTGTATATTATAAACCGTCCCATTATGCCGTAAGAATAATTTGTGTTTTGGGGTCGGTTACCCGAAATGTAATGTTGAAAGTTACGACATCTCCCTCATCCGTCTTGCGGACAAAAAGGTCGGGTTTTATAGATTTAAAATAAACCCCCTGTCTGCCTATTTGGGTATAGGTGTCATAAACTTTTAATTCTGTTCCGTAACCGTCTTTTCCTATCAGATAGTCCAGGAAGGCGACAATCTTTTCATTGGCTGTTCCCATATCACCTTTATAGGCAAACTCTACTTCTATATCATAGGCTTGCACGTAGAGTTCTTCGGGGAAAAAGGTGTCTTCTCCGTCTTGGTCTATCCAGTCCCTTTTGGGCAAATCCTTAATATCTCCATATACAGTAAAAGGAAAGTCCTTGCACACAATCCCCCATTGGGATTTGGTGTCAATAACAGGACTCCCCAGCTTACTTTTCTGAAAATAGATACTGTAAGGCTTTGCCATGTGTTATTTTGAGTTTGTGTTGTAAAAACAAAAAGAGCCAATCAACGGCATGCCCGTTAATCAGCTCTTTGGCTTGTTATATCAATACTGCAAATATATGGTGTATTTTCTAAATAATCAAGTAAAAGATTAGAAAATTGATATAGTTATCCGGCTTACATTATATTTGCAATGAATACTACCTTTCGGGTGACATGATTTTCATGTAGGGGTTCTTTACCCGCTTCTCTTTGAGCTTCTTTTCAAGTTTTTCCATCCTTTCGTACATCAGTTCAATATCTTCGGATAAGTGCAATAATTGAAGTTTGAGGAGCTTGTTCTCTTTCTGCAAGTTATGTATCTTTTCTTCCATGATGAATATTTGTTTTAGTCGTTATTCCTGCCATCTGCCCGCCAGCCGTATTGCTGACGGGGTATCATAACGTGAACGTTGGTCGAAACCTCAACGTGCATCTATGCTAACATGTGGCAATATTTCCTTATTAAGGCTTCTAAGGTCGAAATCTGACTTAGAGGCGCTCGGGTTGTATTTTGATATAGACATAGGGGCAAGAAGCGCCATTATTTCCAGCTTCTCCTGCTGTATATCGAGTATTACTTCATCCAGTATTTCTTAATTCTTCCATTTTCGTTTTGGATATAGTTGTGGCTGTCGGGCATTGGAACCGACTGCCGGATGATTAAAATAGCGTGATTAGTATTTTTTCATGCAGCTAACGAATAAGGCTATGATAGATATAAGGACGCCTACAATGGCAAGTATTAAATTCCAATTGATAGGATTGTGTAAGTTGGGGTTAACGGCAAGATAGTGCTTGCCCTCTTCGGTGAGTTTGACACTCCATACATAACCGCCAACCACATAATTGGCTTTCACCAATCCTTTCCTCTCAATGGAACGGATGGAAGCAGTAAATACATGCTTCGGGTATGTTGCCGGGCATTCTCCGCCAAACTCTGCAACAATCCGAAATGCTTGTTTCTCTTCCTTTGACAACCTTATCCGTTCCATAACCTACTCGTTTTCTGCAAATTTACTAAATACTACGCAAATATGTGTTGTTGTGCTATACTATTTTATAGGCGAAATCTTTCTGTCAGAAGGCTTTCCGCCAAATAGATGGTTGATGTAGGCAAGACCTTTTGGTTTGCAAAACACCTTTTGGCATAATATGTCTGGGTGGTTGTCTCTGCGTATTGGCGGCAACAGCGTCATTTCAAAGTAGCCTGCGTCAATATACTTTTGTTTCGGTTCGTTCCTGTCTTTGAAGAATATGCCCGCATCCCTTAGCTTCCCGAAAAGGGTGTTTCTCCCAAAACCGAGATTGAGTATCTTTGCGGCTTGACCTATGTCTACTTTGCCCTCTGCTTTGAAGGCGGCTTCGGCAAAATCGGCTTTAGGCTGGAGTTTGGTAATCTTTGCATCTTTCTGCTCGATTTGCTTTTGTTGCTGCTCTGTTTCAATACGGAGTTGTTCCTTTTCCTTTTCAGAAGCTACTAACGCTTCCAATGCCTCAAGATAAGTTTGTGGAGTCTTGATAACTTTTTTCTCATTTTCGAGGTATTCTAAACGGTTGATTATTCTTTCACGCAGAACTGCATCATAACCTGATGCAAGAATAAGACAGCCTTTAGGGGTGAGATTAAAAAGAGGTCTTTTTTGACCGTTAGCGTCTGTGTATGACCCCAATCCAAAATTGGATGCGGATACACCTTGTGATAAGAGGCTGCGAATGTCACGCATTACATGGGCATGTTGTTTACCCGTAACCTCTGCAATTTCAAGGGAGGTCATACCTTTTTGATTTGGAATTAAGCTTTCCATACTTACTATTGTTTGGCGTTGTAATTATAGACAGAAAAACGGCTGTCATTTCCCGTGTCGCCAAACAATAGTAAGATTTTCTCCGAAGAGGAAATATTACGCAGGAAAAACAGCCGTGTATTTTTATACAAGCAATTGGGCATAAAAAACAGCCCAACTAATATAGTGAGCGATAACCGTGCTCTACGGAGAAAGAATACTTTACTATTGTTTGGCATCACAAAGATAGTGATAACCTTTGAAAGTGCAAATTTCTTGATTAGAAAATCAATTGCTTTCGTTTATTTTCTAAGTTATTGCGCAAATATATAGAAAATATACTTGTTTTTATAATTTAATATATTAATAAATGATGAATATGTTTTATAACATGCTATATATAATGACAACAGATGTTAATAAAGGCGTATCTTTGTTGCAAAATTTAATACGTATTAATAATAATTGATATGAAAAAGCTGATATTATTTTTATTCCTTTTCGGGTGTGTAGCATATTGTTCTAAGTCTTGCGGAGAAGATGATGATAGTAGCATGTATGATGAGGAATATTGGAGTTCCGTTGCACGAGAAAAACAGATGAGAAAAGCTGGGTTTAAAGAATTTGCAGATAGAGAGAAAAGAGAACGGCAAGCTCGTTTGCGGGATATGAAAAACAATCCGCCTGTAAAGGTGGAAAAACAAGAAGTAAGGACATCTTCCAAAAAGGCAGCAGTCAATCCTCTATTTGGTATAACGTCTAATGAGAAGATATTTTTACTTGATAAGCCTAATGGGAATAAAATTTTGAATGAAAATGCTACGGAATATTTTGGAGAAAAAACTTATTATCAAATAGGTGAATTGGATAACGTTATTATACTTGAGGAAAAAGATGGATGGGCAAAAGTACAACATGCCCAATATTCTTTTAATCAAGGATGGATAAAAAAATCTCATTTAAAAAGGCGCAATAAATCTCATACAGAAAGAGTTCAGAGAGGGCTTAATGATTACAAGGGAAGTAAGGAGCAACAAGAAGACCTCAAAGCGATTGACGAATATATGAAGACGCATCCTGACTTTTAGTTATATTGCAATCAAAATATACATTCTCTTGCTAAGGCAATCTCCGTTCTTTACAGTTCGGGGATTTTTTATGCTTTATATGCAATAAAAAACACTGTAATAAAGCAAAATAATATAATGTTTAATTAAAATTAAAGACTTAACTTTGCCGCACATTAATTAACTAAATACATGCCTTATGAGTAATAAAATATTTTTTCTACTTTCTCTATTTTGTGTTCTTATATCCTCCTGTGAGAATGAAGATGATATGGTAACATCTATACTTTTAGACAAGTCGGATATGACTTTGAAGCCCGGAGAAACTTATCAATTTACGGTAAAAGGCTCTCCTTCTAAAGCAAAGTTGCCTAAAATTAATTGGGGGATATATCCTGTAAATGCAAACAATCATTTAGCAAAAATAGATTCACACGGGAAACTAACAGCCTTGAAGCCAGGGAACTTTACAGTAAATGCCTGGATTGGAGATGATGATATAACGGATTTGTTATATATTGATAATGCAGTAATAAAGGCTGTGTGTAATGTGACGGTTGAGCCTATAGAAGCTACTGGCATATTTATAGATAAGAAAGAGATTGTGTTTAATGGAGAACAAAGTTTGATTTTGGATGCTTCTATTGAACCTCAGGGTGCTACGAAGAAACTGGTCTTTTGGGAAATAGATAATTCGGAAATTGCAAGTTTAGAATCAGGTAAAGACAATTCGGTTATTGTAACAGCGCTAGAGGCAGGAGAAGCTACAATTACAGCACGTGCAGGGTTTGAATCTTCTATAACTTCAACATGCAAAGTGAAGGTTAATCCTGTTGTAGCACAAGGTTTTTCTTTGAAAGAAAATGAAAAAAATGTAAGGGTGGGAGATGTTTTTACTATAGAATCAATAATCACTCCTGCATATGCAACAAAAGAAAACATAGCATGGGAGATTTCTGATGTAAATATTGCAAAGATTAATGAAGACAATAGTATATCTGCCATGTCTCCTGGAAAATGTATAGTTAAGGCTATTTTGGGAAATACAGGGTTAGAGGCTACTTGTGAGCTGACAGTAGAACCCATTTTATTGGAATCTATAAGTTTTGATAACCTTACATATAAAATTGAAGTTGGAGGACAAAAACAGTTAAATGTTGTGTTTACACCAGAAAACGCAACTAATAAGAATGTGATATGGACTTCATCCGACCCTGTGATTGCTCCGGTTGATGAAAATGGAGTGGTTTTAGGGAATACATCAGGAAGAGTACAAGTTACGGCAACGTCAGAAGATGGCGGACATGTGGCAAACTGTACTGTTTATATTGTGTCATTAGGAGGTATGATGGATGTTTATTTCCCTACATCTTCTTTGATTATTAATTCGGGATATTATACGGGCGTTATGTCATGTGCTATAAAGAACAATAGCTCAAAGACTATAAAACTTACTAAGTTTAAAGTTTTTTCTACTGGAAGCGGTAGTGCTCCTATTGAGATTACTGATGAGGCGAAATTAGGATATTTATCTTCTGGAGAAACAAGAATTTTACAGTTTAGATTATCACATGTTTATGAGCCAGGATTTAAGTGGGAGTTTGAATGTGATGGTCATTATTATTCTGCTTATGGAAGTTATAAACAGTAATTTTTAATGTTAAGCAATCATTAAGTCAAGCGGAGTTTCTCCGCTTTTCTTGTTTTGTGGCATATCGTTTGTTATACCGATTATGATAATATTGCCACGATATTATAAATATGAGAAAGCATGGGAAAAAGTCAAAAGACAAAGACCGTGGAGCTTAACAGAAGTTCTAAAACTGGACGGTTTGTTACAGAAAACTATGCCAAAAGGCATCCAAACACTACGCAGACCGAACATCGTCAGAGAAAGAAATAGGCAGCATCGCTAAAATCTTTTTCGTAAGAAACTCAATTAAGTAGGAATAAGCTTCGTCACTATCACTGGTTAAGTTTATTCCTGCTTTTTCCAATGTAAAGTTGGCGATGTGAAATATCTCGTGCGCTAATATTGACAACCCTTTTATATCTTTCGGCAAATTTGGCATATACAAAATCATTTGTCCGCCAGGCAATAAAAAACTTTTTCCCTTTTCTTCTCCACTAATCATAGAAACGATTTCGGAAGACTTCTCGCACCCGAATATCTTTGATATTCTTGCCTTCAAGTGCTTTTTTTCTCCAAAATGAACCATTACATCCCGGTCATAAATGTCTATGCTTATTATCTTATTCATAACAAATATGATGTTTGTGCTTTATATATAATAATACAAATATAGGGAAAATAGCTAAGAAAATGTTCTTAAACATGCGAATTATTATTAAAATAATATTTTGTATTTAGATTTTGGAGTATTTTTGTCTCACAAAAGAATAAACATCATGTCAAAGGAAGTATATACTCGTAAAAATTTTAGGTCTTCATTATTAAGGCAAATCATTATTAGGTGTGACTATTCAAGTCTAACGGACTTAAATGGTTTTATAATGAAATTAAAATCCTTAGAATGGTTCCAAAATCTTTTTGCGGGTTACCGTCTTGTCAGGACGAATAATTTTAATCTACAAATAAATCCTAAAGCAATAGAAGATAGATTTATCCCTCTTGAGGTAAACGAGACTGGCAATATTCATCGCTTTTTTGATTGCAAGATAGAGCCTAAGCAAAATTCATCTATGGATATAAGCCCTACTTTTATTTGCCTTACAATAGGATGTAGCGACTCTTATAATACGATAGACCCTTATCTTGACTCTATTACAGACATCATAACTACCTTAAAAGAATATGATTCTTATGTGCAAATAGAGAGGTTGGCTATAAGAAAAATAGATGGCAAGGACTATGCTTCATTGGAAGAAGCATATAAAACTTTTGAGGTTATGGAAGATTTGGAGAAGAACATTATAGACAATGTAAAACCTATAAAAAAAGTTTATACGGATGCCTTTATATCTAATGACGCAAATATTAAAGTTAATTTTACTCGCGGATTAGAACGTTTTAAAAACGGGTCTATTAGATGTATTTTAGATATGGACGGCTATATTGACTCATCCCTTGTACCACTTAATGAAGTAACAGATAAAAAGGGAATAGAATCATTATTGAAAGATAAAATAAACGATGAATTGTTCAAGTTGTTTAGAGCGAGCGTAACAGAGAATTTTTTATCTAAAGGACTTATATCATGAAAACAAAAACTTCATCTGCCAATATAGAATTTAGTGTTACAAGAGCTTTTGAAATAAAGGGTAATCATTCCTCTTATGGGGGAGGAATTGATTGGGCCGCTCAAACGTCAATAGGAAATCAGACGAGGGCTATGTCTTCTAATAATAATCAAAAGAGAGTCAATATAACGGTTTGTAAGAATGCTAAGGGGTGGTGAAACAGAAATACCGATTACAAGCTCTGGTACTTTACGCGTAAAGATATTTATTATAGGATATAAAAATCAGGGAGAATCTATTGTAATATTGTTTATAGATACCGGTGAAAAGGGATGCCCTGTAAAATATTCTATTGTAATAGACTGTTTCAAATACAATAAACGGAATATTACAGATGAAATATTAAGGCATTATTCGGTTAGTACCGTTTCGATGTTATGCTGGACGCATCCCGATTTAGACCATTCTGTAGATATTGATACATTAATAAAGAAGTATTGCAAGGAAAGTACACAAATATTGCTGCCGGAGCATTTTTATAACGAATCAAGTGATATTATTACAATAAATAATAAAACACTTCGAGGGGCTGTTGATAAGGTCTTTAATCTGAATAGATTAAAAAAGAGAACTGTTGCCAATATCAGCGCAACAGATAGGGGGTATAATGAAATTAAAAGTTTGAAATTTGCAGGAGTCGACAAGGACGTCTTTGTTTCAGTGAATGCTGTTACTCCTATATCTTCTATTTTAGCAAACTATGTGAAGAAAGGGAAACACAATGTAAATAAGAACGAACTATCAATATCATTTATAATTAATATAGATGAGTATTATCTATATTTTGGTGGGGATACGATGAATGGGCATATAGATGCTATAAATCCGGCTTATTTAGAGCAATGCCGTTTCGTGAAAATCCCACATCATTCGTCTGATACTTCTACAAACCTGGTCCATTACTTGTCACAGGATATAGATACTGCATGCACAACTATATTTAGCAAGCATCATTTGCCCAAAGAACATGTTTTGCAAGAATATTGCAATAAAGGGAAAGTATTTTCTACCGGTGGGCAGAACAATAAAAAGTATAATTATGGAGTAGTTGAATACGAGTATGATTTTTCAGAAGAAGAAGTTGATATGAATATTAAATTGCACGGGAATGCTATTAGCTTGAATTAATGTAAGCCAGACATTAAGCCTGGCTTTTTCTTTGCATGACATCCCCATCGGTTTCCACAATACAATCTTCTCCATGAATGTAAACATATACCGATGCTATATCCTTTTGGATAATATTTACTTTTGCCCGGTCGTACACGTTAATGAATACCTTGCAATACTGTGAACAGTCAATGGTTACTTCACTGTCATGGCGCACGTAAATATCACATACAGAAAAGCCATCAAATAGGAGAGTACCTTTACAATTTCCGTTCAAAACAGAAATTTGTGACATGTTGCGTTTCTGCACATCTTCATCCACAAAAATATTATTCTTGTGGAGAAGGTCTTTGTCGAAGTGTTCTTTTATGAAAGTGTTGGTGGGGTAATTATGCTTAATGGCAAAATCAATCCCATGCAGATACTTGTCAATTAATCCTTGTTGGGTAGGATTCCCCCATGCGTGTTGCCACGGTTGGCATAAACCAAACGTAATAGCCTGGTTCAGTAATGTTTTGCTTAATTCTTTTTCGTTCATAACGTATTATATTTTAATTTTTCTTCCACTTCTGTCTATCACTATACTTAGCATATCTCTAACTTCTTGTACTAAAGCAACGTTTGCTTCGGTATTTTGGGCACTTCTTAACGTGTTATTGGCTATTGCCCTCAATTGAGTAAGTTGTTGTTCGGCTATAACATTATATTTCGGAAGAATCTCGTTTCCCCACTTTTCAAGCAAAGCGCGTTTTACACTTACATCTGCACGAATACCGTTTATGTAAGAAGCTAAAATATTGGCGGTTTCTTCTGTAATGTTTTCTTGTATCCCTTTGGAAAGAGTGTTTGAAGCGTTTGTCTCTTCAAGGCTTATTCCCATTTTTTTTGCAGCAGCATTTAGATAATCCCATATTTTCTTTGAGTCTGATATTGTCCCTCGAAGGCTTCCAAGTTGCTGCATTAGTCCGGCTGACTCTTGTTCTGTCAGATTTGTACCCCCGGCGGAACTGTCTGTAAATATACCCTTATCTCCAAATAGATAATCCTTTAGGTTATTCATGGCAGGTTTTATGACATTCAGAGAAATCATCTCCTTTATGACATTGCGCATTATATCAGCCACCGTATCATCAAAAGCCTTTGCTGCATCTTCTCCGTTGGCGAACGCATTGACTAACGCTTCTGATATTTGGTCTGACCATCCCTTTAAGTCTATACCGAATTGTTCGCTTGCCAAATCTTCATAGAAATACTTGATTTGCTCGCCTAACTCGATATACTGCTGCTTGTAGTCCTCTATTTTAGAAGCATCCGAATCTTTCTTGTCTTGCTCCGCCTTCATTTGCTTTTGCACCTCTTCTTGTTGCTTTTGAAGATTTGCAATCATCTCTTTGGATTGGCTTTGGGTAACAGCACCCAATTGCCGTTCTATGACAGATTGAAGGTTCTTATAGTCATTGGAAAGCTTTTTCACTTCCAGTTGCGAACGTTGGATTGCTTTATCCAGCTTCTTATCATGGGCTTTGGCTATGCTTCCTATTATTCCGGTAATACCGCTGACTACACCCGTAGCCCCTTGCATGATAGCCATCGGGTTGCCGGAAGATATACCAGCGAAAAGGGTAGCTCCGCTTTGAGCTGTATTCAATAATCCACCCGCAACTTCTTGTACAGTGCTTAGAGTGTCTCCTATACTGTCATTCCCTAAGGCATCAAATGCTGACCCTAAATCTCCCAAAGTGCCGATAAGAAGATTAGCCATGTCGACAATATCTCCAAAGCCTACTTGAACTTTATCGGAAGCTTCATTTTGTTTATCTTGTGCATCAGTGACTTCCTTTTCCGCATCGGCTAATGTTTTTAATTTAGGAGTTAATTTATCGACGACTTTAGTCTGATAAGATAAGCCGCCATCCGTTTTCTTGGTTTCTGTATGGCTCATTTCAGAAACACCAGTAGTTACTTTGCCTCCATCCTGGATAAACCCAAGTTCTTTTTGAGCCTTTTTCAGTTTTTCAGTGGCTTCCGCATACTCTTTTATTCCGTCTGATAATGTCTTGAAAGGGTTTCTGCTTTCACTTTCGTCACGTAGCTTTTTTAATACATTGACAAGCTCTTTAAACTCGTTGACTTTTAGACTTTGCCCGGTCGTATTTTTAAACTCTTCCAGGTTCTTGATTAGCCTGCTAAGAGTTGCAGAAGAAAGTCTGTCAAGGTCGTCAAAGGTCTTAGCCCAGTCTTCCGAACTCTTGAATTGTTCAAATTTGGTTGATGCAGCATCTTCGCTCGCTTTCTTTTTCCTTTGTGCTATAAGCCTGTCGGTCGCTTCTTCGCCTAATTGCCCTCTTTGGCTTTCAATATCTGCCAAGTCCTTTTGAAGATTACGCTCAATATCCTTTATCTTTTGGGCATAATCTTTATAATCCTCAATCATGCCTAAAAGGTTTTCAAGGCTTTCTGAACGCATTTTCTTACTTTCCTCGTTGATTGATTGGTATAGTTTCAGAATTACTCCTTCCCCAAACTGCTTCTTTACATCGTCCTCTTTCATGGCAAGGACATCTGTAACGGAGAATTTACTTCCCGTATTTTCAAGCGCTTTGGAAAGTTGGTTGCGCAAATCATCTACTACACTTTTGAATGAGACCTCTCCACCGAAAGCGATATTCATGGAAAGAGATTTGTTGCCGGAAGCATTGAATAACTTTTTGTATAAATCCCACTTTTCTCCGGTTTGGGAAACGTACTTCTCTATCTCCTTTAAGGCATCATCAACTTCTTTCTTCGCACTGTCAATTCCTGCCTTGTCAATCTTGACACCAAGAGAAATGTATAAATCTTCTTGCTTCTCTTTGCTCCGGTCTAACTGCCCTTGGATGTATTTGTAAGCCCTGCTTGGGTCTTTTAAGTCCAAATTGACCCCGCTCTTATCAAAGATAGGGGCAAATTCAGAAATGCCCTTCACTCTTTGGGATGCGGCTTCTTCTCCTTCTATCTTTCTCCATTTCTCATAACTGGAAACGGCTTTGTCTATGAGGTCGGTACGGGCTTCCCATTGTTCGGCAATAGGGTCTTTCGTGTTTTGGGTCTCTTTGGTTACACGCCCGAATGTTTTTAGTATTTCATCTGTAGCATTCTTTAACAGCTTGGCTTTATCTATACTTTTACGAGTTTCTTCATTCCATTCACCCTCTTTTTTAGTCCATTCGCTAAGAGTAGAGGACGCATCCTCATTAGCACCGATTATATTTTCTATGTATTTTTGCAGACCGCCTTCTGCATCAGGCTTTAGCCTTTCTATACCGAATTTTTCATACAATTCGGTCGCTTTCTTGAACCATGCAGAATTCTTGTCGTCTTTCTTTATCTTGTAAGTTGAATAATTTTCTAATGCGTCATTCAGTGTTTTTTGAGCTTGTGATAAAACCTCTTCTTGTTTTTTTATATCTTCATCTAAGGACTCTATGACATTCTCATACCCGTCCAGTGATTGATAATATTCTCTGCGAGATTTCAATCTGTTAAGTTCTCTTTGAGCTTCATTTCTATTATTGGTCGCACCGATTACAAGTCCTGCGCTTTTTACTTTTTCTCTTTCCCTTGAAGCGGATACTACTTTTTGGATAGCTTGATATTCTCCCTCTAATAGAAATTGCTCAAATTTCATATTCTCAAAGAGAGAGGGATATATTTTTTGAAGGTTTAGATATGCCCTTCTTTGAGCATCAATCCCGTTTGTTTTATCGAATATTCGAGAGATATATCCTTTAGCTTTACTTTCCTCTTCTTTAATCTTCTCTATGTTTTTTGAGAACTCAATATTTAGTTTTTTTATTTTTTCAGCAACCGTTTCAACTTTTTCTTGGAATACTGTCAATGTTGTAACTATAGCGCCCAATGTGGTTATCCAAAATACCCACGGATTGACTTTCATTGCCGAGTTAAGTGCCCATTGTGCTACTGCGGCTGCTTTGGTGACTTTGACTCCTTTGTTTAACCATGTATAATACGCTTGCATTTGACTGATTGCAAAAGAAGACTTTTGTGCTACATTTACAGCTATCACAGCCGTTTTATAAGAGCCATAAAGTCCTACAAGTATACCAAGTATATCTGCGACAGCCTCCCAATGTTTCATTAAATCAGTAAGCAGCTCTAAACTATCTGAAAGTACACCGCTATTGCTTTCCGCAATGTCAGCCATCATAACATCCCAAGCGTCCTGCAAGTTGCTCCATTTGCCAGCAAGGCTTTCCGCAAGGGCTTCCTGCATGTTGTAGAATTTGCCGCCTTCATCGGTCAGCTCCCAAAGAACATCTTTCACCATGCCGAAGCTGACCTCTTTCCGGCTGATTTTATCGAATACGTCTCCGGCGGAAGTTACCACTCCCGTAAGCTTAGTAAACCGTTTTGCCAATTCATCGACCAACGGGATACCCGCCTCTGTAAACTGCCTCAATTCCTGCCCACGGAGAAAAGCTGCACTGCGCACCTGCCCGTACGCCAATATGATACGTCCCATATCGACACCCACACCTGCGGAAATGTCGGCAAGTCGTTTGGTCGTATCGTAAAGCTCTTCATACGGGATGCTGTATGCGGACAATTGTTTGGCGTATGAAGCCAGTTCTTTAAACTGAAACGGAGAGACAACCGCTAAATCCTTAATGCGGTTGAATATGGTTTCCGCCTTCATACTATCTCCAAGAATGGAGGTAAGGGCAATGCGTTGTTTCTGAAACTCTCCGCCAATGGTATATAATCCCCTTACAAAACGCTCTAAAGTGTATATGGAATACACATTGGCGATTTGATTTTTCAATTCCCCGGCTATCCGTGATTGAGAAGACATTGTAGTGTTTGTCCTCTTCATTGCCGCATTGTGCGTATCGGAAGCCTTTGCAGCCTGCATTCGGGCAATCCTAAGCTGCTCAAGGGCTTTTTGAGAGTTGACATAAGCATCTGCACGGATTATCTGTGAAACTCCCCTCATGGCTCTTAGTTCGCTTGCATCAACGCCCTGCCCTTTAAAAGCCTCCTTGAGTTTTTTAATACTTTCGCTATCTACATCCAGCTTTACCTTGTAGGTCTTGTTTTTCAGCAAGGCTTCTACCTTGTCTTCAATCTCCTTTATATCTACTTTTAATCCAACCTTTGCACTGGTCGTGACGTGCATATTCACAAGTTTTTTCTTGATAGCTTCGTACTCTTGTTCTGTATAATCTTTCAAGTGAACGCCAAAATTCAAATTTCCGAGGTCTGCCATATTTATTCTTGTTTTGTATCTTGGGGGATAGCGTTAATACCGTTTACTATAAAATCATTGAGGGAAAGTCTTTGCCCTTTCATTTCCCGCTCTTTTCTCTTTTCTTCCCACTTCCTTTTTAAATCTTCCATTTCTTTGGCTGTGTGCGTTTTTTGTTCTGTGTCTGCTTTGTCATACACTACAATCGGAGCATCGCACATCAGAAGTTCGTATTGAGCACAGGTCAATACCCAGTCCATATACCAATTAGGGATATTAATCATTCCCCAAAGAAGAATTAACGGTCGTGTCAGTTCCGGATGTTTTTCTCCGTTTGCAAATGCTGCTCCTGCCGAAGTTCTTGAAGGATACGTTCTGCTTCCTTTCTCGTCATCGTCATTATCGTGTCTCTCATTCCGGTCAAGAACATGGTAGCATTCAAGTATTCCAGTTTCTGCAATTCCACTTTTTTTTTACCGATAACAACAATATCGGTTAACTCTGTGTCTGTGTATTTTTTCCATAGCATACGCCAATATATCCAATGGAAAAGTCTTATCTTCCACCAATTATTCAGAATAATGAGAGAGGCACATTTGGCAGTAACTTCATCCTCACTTTTGCAGGAATGTAAGACATGGGTTAATTTTCGTATTGTTCCACGGTGCAGCCATTTTATACCGAACTTTTTTCCTCTTATCGTAATATAATCTATGCTGTTCTCCAGTACATCGTCAAGCGTTTTCTGCTCTGCTGTGGTAGGTTGGTTTATTGTTTTATCGTTCATGCTGTGTTATTGTGATGTGTGAAAAAGGAGAAGGCGGCGGCAATAACGCACACCGCCATATTTTTAAATCAAAGAACCGTCCTGGGTAACTTCTACCGCACTGAACTCATTGGCGGTGAATACGCTGACCGTAGCAGTCCTTTTTGCTCCGCTATTCTCTTCGACTTTGACCGTCACCACTTTCCCGCTAACCGAGGCTTTGCACCATGTTTCCGTTGATGAAGCAGAGACAGAGCTTTCCTTGGTTGTTGCGGTAATGGTTTTCCCTGTATTATCTGCCGCGCTGGTAAAAGACAGGGAAGCTGGAGCTACGGTCAGTCGGCTTTTTTTGTCAAGAAAGCGATATTATCTTCGGAAGAGGAGCCGGACGAAGCACCATCTTCAAGTTCAATAGTTCCGCTGAGCGCAAAAGCGAATGGGGTAGTGGACGCATTCTCAAACAAGGGGCGTGCGTATACGGCCATTCTTTTTACAAGCAGACATTTTTCTCCGTCGTCACTTATAAGCGCAAATCCTACGTTCAGCTTCTTGCTGTTTAGCACAGCAGAGAATCCCTTGAATTGCTGGTTGTTGATAGTCGCTTGCGCTATTTCAGTGGTTTTCCCAAGAAAATATTCTACCAATTCCTTGCTTACACTTGGAACGGTAGCAGCGAAAGTAATATCTCCTGCTGTACTGGTAACAGCCCAATCCGCTTGCAGACCGTGTACCTTTGTACGGTTTAATGTCGGTTCTGCTTGGGACAAGGAAAGGGTATCTACAGTAACGGGCAAATCAAAATCCGGAGTTACCGTAGCAAAATTTGCAATGCCACCCTTTGCTAACATAATGGATGAAAGACCGCTAAATACATCTTTCAATTCCTGCTTTGTTTTCATTGCCATAATAAATAGTTTTAATCGTTTTATTTTATGTTTACTTTATCACAAGGTCAGCCCTTATCAATGTTGCGCTGAACCCTAATCCGTCATTTCCTTTCAAGGTCAATTTGGGGTTTGAGGCACTTATGAAATTGTCGCTGATGGGGAATAGGGAAAGAATATCTCCTACAATAGTGTCCATTTGTTCCAAATCTTCCGCACCTCCCTTTTTCTGTCTGACATACACTTCAATGGTGCAATAGGTACGGATATTTCCAAATCCGCTGCCATAGGTCATGGAAGACAACAAGCCGGGCAATGACACCACAATGAAATTATCCATTTGCTTAGGCACAGCAGCGGGACGGTCATTTGTGAACACATTCTCACTTACCGTCTTTGCTGCGTCAAACAATGATTTAAGCGCGTCTTTATATTTAAAATCCTGTTCGTACCCCATATCATTTCATTGGTTTAAAGGTCATTTTAGCAATGCTTTCCGCGTAATCAAATGTATCTGACAATACATTTAACCCCTTCTTTGACTCCAAGTAGTTAGAATATTCCGTACCTGTACACATCACTAATCCTATGCCGTCACTTGGAGTTTTATATGCTTTGAGGAAATTTACAGAAGTGGTTAAACCGTACTCCCCGTTAGTGTCAACCAAGTTGTATTTTTTTATGGGAATAAACTTACCACTTTCATAACTTTGGACCATTATCACGCCAATACCGTCTCCTCTGCTAAGCTTGGGGCGGGTGGGATTTTTTAATCCTTGTGTCACAACGGCGGTAATTATACGAGATAATCCACCTCTATAATAAATTCCAACAGCTAATGAAGTTAGAGTATTTCCGGTTACATTATGGTACTTGGCTGATACTACTCCGTCTTGCAGAAGTCTGATTCCGATTTCTGTTATTCTATCCAGCAAATATTCATCAATGATATTTCTCATCTTTTTTTTGCCTTCTTCCAAGACTTTAGCATTATCTCCCATTTCCCTAATTCTTAGCCAGATTGAAATACAGCGTTGTTCCCATTTCCGTAGGATAACAATCCGTTACTACGCATGATTCAAAACTTCCTCCGTAATCGGTAACATCCACAAGGTCTCCCGCAATGATACCCTTCACAAGTCCAGGAATGTCTATTGCATAATCACTCTTTATGACATTACTTTTTGTAAATGTCCTAAGACTTGTGCTTCCGTACTTGTTGCATTTCCCTACATACAATACGGTCTCGTTCCCTTCGTCAAAAGATGTTTCTCCGGAAATACGATACACTTTGCATGTATGCGGAAAACGTGGATTATTTACTTTCATAGCGGATACCTTTTATTCATGTTCATACCCAAGTTGACAATTCTGACAGATGATTTACGGACGTTCTCTCCATACAATGCGTATATGTCATTTGCCATTTGCCGAAGGTTACGTTTGTCATAGGCAGAGCTTTGTGTACCACCCTCCTTGTGCTTCCATACACCGTTGGCATCCTCTACGCTTCCAGTTACGCTCGGTGTACTTGCGCACCACATATAAAGGTCTGCCCGGCACAAGTCTTTCTGGCGTTTTTCCAACGTGCTGACATCCGTCCCCGGTGCAATTCCCCTGTCAATCAGTATGGTGGAAATAGCACTGTCCGTAACTTCAAAACCGACACAACCACGGAGATATTCCTCTATGGTAGTGCCAGTATTTGTATTTTGAGAATCTTTCATGGTTATTTACCTTTAATGTTCAAGTAGTAGAACCAGCGAACCTTATTAGGAACAACCAATCCGGTCACTTCTGATTTGATTACCTGCGTCATGGTTTCATCATTGAATACCTGACGTATCAGAGTGCGGCCGCCGTCATACAATGCCGTACGGGCGCCCGGTGTTTCCATGAAAATAGGACGTCCGCATTGTACATCACCCAGGTCTTCATTTGGAACATACGCCAATACCCCCTCTTCAAAGCTTTGCAAATTCTTGTATTGTATAGCTTTGGAAGATTTGTCATATTTTTCCACTACGGATATTGAGTCGACAATTCTGATTTCAGCACCGATACGCGCTTCAATGAAAGCTTTGATTGTTTCATCGGGGACAAGATTAGCAAATGCCAACTGCATGCCTTTATCGGAAATATCCGGGCGTGTCGCAACTGTGTACATTTGGCGGAAATACGGAAGGTTAATCAAATCCTCAAAGGTCGTCTTGGAGCATTCCCAGTGACCAGCAGGCGCAAAATCCTTTTCTTGGGAATCGCGTCTGACTTGCCTCATGACTTTTATCGGGTCTATTGTAGTACCCAAAGCTTCTTTCTGCACCGCTTCGCTTTCCGGCTTCTTATACCAGATAGAATCCTTGATATTCTTTTTAGGCACGCCGAAATCTATAGTCAATGCAATACCAAGCGGGTTGTTAGCTGCGTCAATGATTAGCTTACCTTTGTTGGATACAACCTGATTTCGCTGGTATAGAAATGTATTGTAGTTACCACCAAGTAAGCTGTCCACTCCATTAAACAGAAGCTCCATTATTGTAGACTCAATTTCCGGAGTGGTACTGCCGATGGCATCCATCAGCATCATTTTTTCTCTTAGGATTTTGCGGCTCAGTACAATCTCATGCTTGAAGGTTGGCAATCCGCCCATTTGCAGGGACATTCCGTCTGTAGATTTGGTTGCACCATCACTGTCAATATCCACATAGGTAGCCAGTGTGTATGCACGGACTGTTGCTTCTATCTGCTCATATGTGGGATTCAGAGGAATATTAGGATTTAACGGGAAACCCATTTGGGAGAACGTTTGTTCCGCATTGTATTTTTCGGCAAACATGTCATTAATCCATGCCTCCAGCGGTTTATTCCCAGTATATCCCAATGCTGCAAGACCTTTCCCTACAATGTCGTAAAATTCTTTGTTTCTTGTGTACATATTATTCTCCTTTCTTTATTCGTCAGATTCACGCACAAATTCAATCATAGGCAGCTGTGCTTCTACCGATTTGGGAATGCCACCACCGAACACCCTGTCTGCATAAATTCTGCCTGCGCGTACAACTGCGCATGTTGCAAGAATACAGCCTTCAGGGATACATACGTCTTCAAATACAAGGCCGTTGACATCGGTTAGCTTTCCGCCGGCGGGAACTCCTTTGACGGTTTCCTCAATATCTCCCGCTACTCCGGTATTTCCTGGAATAAACATGTATGCGTAAAATTGGGCAGCGGTTTTTTGCGTGAAAGTCACAGTAGCCCCACTACGTTTTACATCCCATTCTGCAAAAGAAGATTTTGCTCCTTCGATTTTGGTAGCTACCAGTTCTGGGGTACTTTCTGATGCGCTTGTTACGGCAACCGAATAGCTTTTCCCGCCTAACACAATAGACAAATCCCCGTTTCCGGATGCCTTTTTAGTGATAGTAAGCGTCACTACTGCCTTTACACCAGTCACTCCATCTGCTGTGATTACCTCTACCTGTTTGCCTGCTCCATTGAATTTTACCATTGTGCCGGCATGTATAATATCACCAGGCTTTAATCCCATTCCGGCGACATCAATCATACCACCACCCTGATATAATTCTCTTACTCTTGACCAAACAGGAAAATTTCCGCCAAATCCCGACCGGGATTGACTGATAGTGTTGAAAGTTCCTAATTGTCTCATTCTTTGTCTGTTTTAATGTGTTTATTGTTTTCGAGGAAGTTTTCCTTGCGCTCTTAGCCGGTCTTTGAATGCTTCACGGCGGCTTTTTGCCTGTTCTTCTCCGGTTTCTGCATATTGGTTGATACTTGGGGAAGCGCCATTTCCGAAAATTGCCTTGTATCTTTTTTCATAATTGCGTTTGGCGCAACTGACAATTTCTTCCACTTCCATATCTTTGGTGATTTTCACGTCAGATATGGCGATATTCAGGATTTCATCGTTACAGATATTTTTGCCCCCGTTTTCAATTTGAGATTTCAACAAGTCCATAGACTGGGCTTTTAAGTCATGGATTGACGCGGCGTTTTTCTCCGCCTCCCTCTCTTCCTTCAAAAGCAAAATCTCATTTTCCATTTCCTTTAGCTTGTCGGCAAGGACGTTATCTCCTGCTCCTTCTCCTGAGTCAGGAGAACTCTGTTGAGGTTTGTAGTTTTTCTTAAAACTCTCAACTTCTGTTGCGACATCGTGATTGTACTGCCCTTGCATTCCTTGAAGAAAAGATGTCGCCTTGCTATAATAAGCGTCATCAGGCTCCATTCCTTCTGCTACCGGATTCAATTCTATGTACTTCATTAATGTCTGTGACGAAAAACTGGTTTGTCCTAATCTAGTCGTCAGTTCGGATAAGATTTGTTCTTTCTCCATCGTGTTTATTTAGTTTGTGTTATAAAAAAAGAGCCTATCAGTGCTTTGTGCACTAATAAGCTCTTAGGCTTGCATATGTAAAATTGCTATTCTTCTATTCTGACGCTGATAAAATTACGACATCTTCGGCATACAGTCCTAAACAATACGCTACCGTGTATTATTTTTACATCGGTCAACTTTTGCCCGCACACCGGACATGTTACAAAATTCCCTTTTTCACTGGTCTGTTTTTCATCCAGCTTAGCGTCTATCTTTATCATATCACATGATTTAGTATTGCAAATATATAGTATATTTTCTAAAATACAATGCTTTATGTGTATTTTTATATGAGAAATATTAGAAAATTTATAATAAATCGTATATTTGCATTATATATAACTCATAGAGCTGTGATTCAAGCCGGAGTGTGCGGATTTATACTGCATACGCCGGCTTATTTTTTTTATGGAACACGACAAGATTGTATATACGAAAAGGGGGGAGGGTGTATTCAGTTATGAATACATAGACAGGTTGCGTAATTTGAAAAATGATTTCAATGTTATAGCTCAATCCGGCGGGCAGGAGAACTCATTAGCTTCCGATGCCGACATTGTTATTATGGGAGGAAATCGTGGCGGTTCAAAAACATTTACTTTATTAATGGAATCCTTGCCAGACATTAAAAATCCACGTTTTAATGCCGTTCTTCTGCGTAACGAGAAAGATGACCTTAGAGATATGATTAACACGTCGTATCTTATTTACTCCCAATTTGGAACTTATAACCGTTCTATATCGGATATGACTTGGAATTTTGGAGAAAACGCGGGAAAACTGTGGTTTTCTTATTTTGCTGATAATTTTGAGGATTTCAAGAAGCGCTTTCAAGGTAAACAGTTCTGTTATATCGGTATAGACGAAATAACCCATTGTTCTTATGACAAGTTTAAATACCTTATCACTTGCAACCGTAACGCTTATGGTATTAAAAACCGTTTTTGGGGTACTTGTAATCCGGATCCGGATAGCTGGGTGCGCGTTTTTATAGATTGGTGGATAGGAGAGGATGGGAATCCTATACCAGAACGCGATGGAAAGAAAAGATATTGTTTTATGGATGGAGATTCTCCCAATAATATATTTTGGGGAGACACGCCAGAAGAGGTATATGAACAATGTAAATCCATCATAGACCCTCTTTGGAATGATGCTTACAAAAAATTGGGATTTAATAAGAAAACAATGTTTGTCAAGTCAGTCGTCTTTATACGGGCACGTTTGGAGGATAATATCAAATTGATTGAGGCTGACTCAAATTATGCGGCTAATCTTGCCCAGCAGGATGAAGAATCCCGCGCTCGCGACCTCGAAGGAAATTGGAATTTTAAAGCGGCCGGAGACGATATTCTTAAAATCGAACACATGGAGCGTTTCTTCAACAACTCCGCCCAATATGGAGATAATAAGAGAAGGGTGTCATGTGATATTGCGTATGAAGGCGGAGACAATCTTGTTCTATGGTTTTGGATTGGGAACCATATCGAGGACGTATATGTAAGCCGGGATAACTCCAAGCGGACGGAAGAGTGCGTCGCATATAAGTTGCGTGAATGGGGAGTCCTGGAGAAGGACTTTGTTTTTGACTTGAATGGGCCTGGACAGGATTTTAAGGGCAAATTCCCAGACGCGGTCAAGTTTAATAATATGGCAGCTCCAATTCCGATGGCAAAGGCTGATGAAAAGTCAATCAAATATATTTATTCTTCCTTGAAATCACAATGCGCTGATATTCTCGTTAAGAAGATTAAGAATGATGAAATTTCGATTAACCCCGATTTGTTGTCGCGTAAGTTTTCAGGAAACGGATATTCAGATATGACACTTTATAATATCCTGATGAAAGAACGCAAAGCCATCCGGGATGCAGACACAGATAAAGGCTTCTCTTTAATTAAAAAGGAAGTGATGAAAAAGTACGTCGGCCATTCTCCCGACTTTATAGAGGCTATGATTTACAGACAGATTTTTGATATAAGAAAACAACACACTAAACCAAAAGGATTATGGAGAATATAAGTACACGACAGATTATGGTACGCCGCCCGTTTCGGAGAATATTGCCAAATGGATACAAACAAGCAGTAGGGGTTATATCTGGCAGCTTGTCCGTTAATGAGCCTTTAGACAATCCGACATATCAGATAATAACTCAAATGGATTTTTTGAGGGAATTTGAGCCGTCCGGACATGCTATAAATGACCCATTGGTATATCCGGACAGATTAAGACAAGACCCTGAAACAAAAGAGTGGTTTAGAGAGTCCGTTATCAGATGTGCTTTTGCGTTTCAGAGGATTATAACAATCAAACACCTAGTTCATCTTTGCGGAAACGACATTCAATTTGAGTTGGAAGGGGATACCGAAAATGAAAAAGTAAAGGATACATTTTTTAAGTTTCGAACCGGATGGGCTGTAAAGGACATGGAGATAGCATGGTATGAAGCGGCAAAATCCGTAAAGATAACGGGGGACACAGCATTTGTAGGTTATCTCCGAAAAGGAATTTTCTATTGGAAAGTCCTTTCTTTTGAGAAAGGAGATACGTTATATCCCCATTTCGATAATGTTACAGGGGAGCTTACATTGTTTGCCCGTTCCTATTCCGATTTTGACAATAATGGAAATACAGTTACAGACTGGCTTGAAGTTTGGGATGAGAAATATCTCCGTCGCTTTAGAAAAGGGAAAGGGGCGTACAGCCAAATAAAGCAAGTGATAAAGAACTTGTTTGGATTAAGCGGATACGAACTTGTATCTTATCAGGAACATGGCTTTACATTTATCCCTGTGGCTTATCACAGAAATGAAGCCGGCGCTTGTTGGTCTCCTTCACAAGACAGCATAGAGCAATATGAACTTGCTTTCTCGCAAATGTCACAAAACAATACAGCTTACGCCTTCCCGATTATGTATTTCAAAGGAGAGGGAGATAGTATTAATATAGAGGGCGGGATTGATGGCACTATAAAGTGTATATCAATGGGACCGGATGATGAAGCCGGTTATCTTAACAAGCAAGATGTTTCCACTGCCTTTACCAAGCAGCTTGATACTTTATACAAGTTAATTTATGAGCAGTCTTTTGCGGTAATTCCACCGGAAGTAAGAAGCGGAGACCTTCCAGGTGTAGCCATAAAGCTGCTTTATTCTCCTGCTTTTGAAAATGCCATGAAGGATGCCCAAGAATATAACCATCTCATTGACGATATGGTGAAGATATTCACTTATGGCTATGGGGTGGAAACCGAAAATCTTATTGACTTGCAAAATTTGAATGTATATGCCTGGATAAAGCCGTATATACATCTGAATGAATCTGAACTTCTACAAAATCTTGCAGTTGCTGTTCAAAACGGGTTCTTGTCCCGGCAGACCGCAAATGAGCAAATTCAGATGTACAGCAATCCTCGTGACTGGGATAGGATTATGAAAGAAAAGAAGGAAGAACAGCAGGCTGACATTCTTTATGAATTGAAATCCCAGCAAATATCTGCCACAGATAATGAAGTTGAACATAATCCGGCAGGAGATGACAAGCAATGAAGCAACCTACAAAAAAACAGATACAGGATGCCAAGGATTTCATAAAATTACGTTTGCAGGCTGAAATATCTATGCAAAGTCATTTGGAGGAGCTTCTTGTGCAAGCGGCAAAAGAGATTATAGATATATCATTCAAGTATGATATTCAGCCTGCAATGTTCCGGTTCTCTGCAAATGAGAACTTAAAGCGGGACGTAAGCGAAGTACTCCGTAAGTTGCGTGAGTTAATTTACGATTACACGGAAACTCTTTCTGTATATGACAGAAAGGAGGAAAGAGATGCAATTGTAGATTTTATAAACAGGGAAGACCACGGGAAGACATTATCAGAGCGTATCGGTATTTATTGCAACCGATTTCAGTATGAAGTGGAAGCCGCCATTGCAGCCGGTCTGATAGCCGGAATCGGAAAAGATAAAATAAAGGATAGCGTAAGGTCTTATCTTAATTCACCTTATACCAATCCTTATTTTAAACGGGCGGTCTATAATGGCGGGGCTGCTGCCACACGTATTAAAACAGATGGTGTGAGTTATGGAGTAGGGAAGTCTAATTCCGCTTACAACTCGTTAAATACCCTTACCCGCTTCGCCGTAGGTTCTGCATGGATGTTGTTTTGGGGGCTTGAACATAAGGATAAAGGATATACGGGCTTTTATTCGTACCGTGGGAGCAGTTACCCATGCTCTTATTGCGACAGCATGGTTGGTTATCATCCCATATCCGACTATCAGAACCAGTGGCATATAAGATGCTGCTGCTATTTTGTGTTTGTATAATTAAAAATCATAATAATATGTTGAGAGGGAAGGAAGAAAAAATAACATTCAGCAAAGGATTGGGTTCTGAATGCAGAAAAGCGGGAATCAGTATAAAAGAGAAGGCTTTTGCCGACCTTTTAGCGTTAGGATGGAAAGACAAGGACGCCTATCTTATTTCCGGTCTTTACAATCCGGTATATAACCTGGAGATAAACAAGAAGAACATGAATACCCTTTTGTCCGACGATAAAGACTTCATGGACTATTTGACCTCTGCAAGCAGAAAGATTAAACGCAGGCAAAAAGAGAGCGAGAAAGAGGATGATATATCGGTAGATGGTATCAGTGAGGAAGATATTGCTTCCGAGCTATCAAAAGAAAACCAACTTCGTAAACTTATCGCTGCCCGTAAGAAATATGACGGGAAAGAGGGATGCAAGGAATGGATAGACCTTACTAAAATGATAGCAGACATTACGCAAATCAAAAAGGACGAAATAAAGGAAGAGGACACCACTGTGCATTTCTATCTGCCACTTTCATGCAATAATTGCTCCTTGTATCTTGCCGCTAAAAAGAAAGCCGGTGGATAATTCCCGGCTTTATTATATTTCTATTTATTCCTATTGGCTTCAAGAATAGGTAGATTTGTTTCTGTTGGTATATATATTACAGTTTTGTCATTAAGATTGGCTTGCTGGCGTACCCATAAGTATTGGATGTATGTAGGGGTTATGCTCCCATTTTCTATTTTAATAGCTTCTGCTGCCCCTTTAGCTCGTTCTATTTCTGCTTGGGCATTTAGTTTTTCAGCCTCTAAGTTGGCTTTTGCTTCTTCAATTTTTATTTTGCGGTTTTGTTCTGCTTTAGCAAATTCAGCCTTACCAGACATCTCTTGTTCCCAAACATTATAATATGGCAATGCAATAAAGCATCCAATAGTCAATAATATAAATGCGATAATTGGTAAAATAACAAACTTTTTCATAATGTCTAAATGTTAATATGGTTTATTTATCAGTTTCTTTCTCCATTTTCTTATTCATAAGTTTACCTCCAGTTCTTTCCCGGTCAAATCGAAATATATGTTTTGAAGCTGATGAAGGTATTTCACCTCTACATTACAGATTTGGCATCTATTTTCGATGTCATTAATAGATAGAATGTATTTCTTTAGTCCGCAAATCATAATGTTCATTTTGAATTTACCATTACGATAAGCATATCGGACAAAGCAAGCATCGTCACATTCATTCATTCCGCACTTCACTAACAATTCTTCCGTAAGAGGAATTGGTTGTAAATCCTCAACAACCCCATATAAGAAACTCTCGTTACAGTCTATGTCGTTTTCAGTGCAGTAAAGCCCATCTTCTTTTTTATATATTTCACCAACCCTGAAATTTTCACAATCAGAAGTTTTAAAGACATTACCAATCCTTAATTCCCTAACATCAATCATAATAACTATAATTTTAAAGTTTAACTGTCAGTTTTACCATGTATTTGAAATCTTTCTTAATCTTCACTTTCAGGGCTTTTACCTTTCTTATCTTGTTCGTCTTTTCCCATTTCTTTTTTCATTTCATACATCTGCCTTTCCTCTTCAATAATCTTAGCGTCTTCTTCGTCAGATATAGGCTTAGAATCCGCACGGTCAAGGGCGCTCCCGATTGCCTTTAATACATCCACATGTAGCCCTACATCAATGCAGTTAGCCACATACTGGACGTTGCGCACTATAAGCATTGGCAGATTGTCGACCTTATCTTCCATAGGAGTATTATCCAGCAACATAAACATCATGCTTCCCGCCCCATATTCAACGGAGAAATCTCCGCTTACTGTTGATACCTTAATAAAAGGCAAATCACCTTTCTTGTACTTGACAAAGGTCATGTTTCCGATTTGCGTCTTTCCGAAATCCATAGTTTATAATATTTAATTAAGTAAATCTTTTAATCTTCATTCAAGAAATCATCGTCCGAATATTCCCAGCCTTCAAACAGCCCTGTCTTTGCCTCTTCCGCAATATTGGGAACGTGTCTCATGAAGTTATTTACAATATCCTCGTTGCCACACCACAGCGTATAGACATTGCTGTATCCCTTATCTGCACGTTTTTCCCGTACGTATCCGAGTGAAAGCATGTCAATGCCCAACTTCCTTTGCGAAACCGGGATGACCCCGTTCTTTTTACAAAACCGTTCATAGTTCTTGTATATATCCGAGGATGTCAGCTCTATGGAACCGCTCCCTTCAAATTCTTCCGGCTGGCACTCTTTATATTTGAAATATTCCGAAATACTCCCGTCCACAAGTTTCCCATCCTTTCCCGTAACGCTCGACCGTATCCGTTCCAGTTTCAAATCAATCTTCCCGCCCAAGTTCTCAGGCATCCGCCAATTGTTCTTTTTAAGTTCGCACAGCCCTTTCACAATCCAAGCCATTATACCGGCATGTTCCGCTTTCATTCTTTCTGCGAGCATGGTGTCTCTCTTTTCCACCGGTATTGTCTTGTCAAAGTTCAGCACCAGGGCGCGGCGCTGCATACTCTCGTCGTCAGGATCGTCACGGTTCAGGAAATCTTTCGGCTGCCAACGGTAATTGGAGTTGCACAGCATAATAGGAGGTCTCTGCATCATTGTGATATTCCCGCCTATTCCCCGGCAGGCAATCGGCTCTCCGCTGGATATTGCCTTGATGATGCTCATGTCCTTGAAATCACCCCGGTTGCTTTCCGTACAGTACATAAGCCTTTTCCTTGACATAGAGTAGGCGGCACGCAGCTGCTCATCCCCACCTCTTGCAAACTGGCTCATCTTTATGTTTAGTATTTCATCCTCTCCAAACATATCCTTTAGAACCCGGTAAATAACACTTTTACCGTTTGCACCAGTACCTTGCAATATAAGGAAATATTCAAAGCTTATATTTTTCCTATTGACAAGGCAAGCACCGAGGAACATCTGCAATATCCTGCGCTTGTGCTTTTCCGGCAATACGCCATCCAGCTCTTCCGTAGGTATCCAGCTTTCTCCAAGAAAGCTTCTCCAGGTAGGACAATTAAAAATCTCCTTGCGGTCATACTTAAACGGATACATCTTTACGCAGTCAAACTTCGGAGAGTGTGGGTAAGTCTTTAAAGTATTCATGTCAACCACGCAATTAGTAAAGCACATAATGCTAAGGTCGGGTTGCAGCTCATGGTCTCTAATGACATTTATTATCCGGTTCATGTAAGAATACATAATCTTATTAGTTCGGTCACGGGCGGCAACACCCATTTTCTCAAGCCACCTGTCTACGGCATCATAGAGCACATTGTAGTCCATGTACTCGTATATCTTTCCCGTAAAAACATACAGCGGAACACGGTAATCGGCAATGTCTTTCGTTACAACACCATACCCCTCCCGGAACAACTCCTCAAGACGCCTGCCGTATCTGTCTGTACGTTCCGGATTGCTTGTAACCAAAGATATATCCCTGAATGTAGAGGCGTATTCGTCGCAATGTTGCGACAGCAGACCGAGCACATAATCCTTTAATTCCCTTCTATTCATTGTAAGTCGCTCATTTTGTGTTTAAAAGAACATAACGCATGCTCCTATAGGCGCATTTTATGAAAATAACCTTTTTTCTTTTATCTGTAAAGGCTAAATACATATATCTATGTTCTTTATCTTCATTATGCAAATATACAACTATCTGATTATAAAACAAGTAAATTTTCTAATTAATATGCGTTAAAACATAGAAGATTACCCAATAATCGTCCATATAGTGCAAAAATGTAAAAATACAATGGTTGACTTGTTGTAAAATATCATTACAAATTGGTAGAAAATGGAGAAAATAAAAAATTTTTAGGCGAGGTGACTACGCCGATTTCCTTACAAAAATAAAGGGGTGGGGGTGGCTCTTTGCAGGGTGTTTGCAATGTATTTTGTTGTATAATAGCGGTTTGCGGTTTGCATTATACATATAATATAAAGTTTGTGTTTATTTACATTGTTGTTGCTCGCCAGTCCTGGACATAAAGTAAAGGCTATCACGGCGCAGCCAAAGACACCCAATACTATTAATAAATAAAATCAATATCACATGTATGTATTATAGATAATATCTATTAATCATTGTGCTTCGTTAGCGTCTTATATTTATTTATATTGCCTATATATACATCTTGTAATATAGATTAAATCTATTATGTCAGACACTCCGCCAAGAACCTGCATGTATTTATATTATCTATATGTTTTATTGTTGATATAGATTATTTCTATTTTATTTAAAGTGTTTGTTATGCTTGCTATGATATTATATATTTACATATTCTCGCACTTGTATTTTATGTTATAAGTATTTGATATATAGTATATTATATTCTGTTTATTACATGTTTTATAATATGATTATTTTATGAAAATATTTTGCAATATTCTTTGCTGTTTACTAAATAATTCGTATCTTTGTAATGTAAGAAAGAGATAGATATAAGGTCTTGTTCTTACAGGCGTGTTATTAAGTGTTGGAATAAAAAAGAGAGCCTTAACACGGCAATGTTAAGACCCTCAAAGGTAGGAAGTACGAAAGTACCCCCCCGTACATGGAGCAAAGGTACTTTCTTATTTCTTTCCCTGCAAATATTCTTCAAATTAATTTCGTTGGCTTATTATAATGATGCAGTATGCAGGCAGTGTATACAGGCAGTTATCAGGCTATTAATCACGCTATAAGGTTGAATTTTAGCAATTTAAATTATAACATTATGAAAAAAGGGAACTTACCTACACAGGAATACGAATTAATTAACGTGTGTATGCAAACAGTAGAAAATGGCACTCCATTAACGTGTGATGATTGTGGACGTACAATATTTAATATTGCTACGATAAAAGGGAAAAGCGATGGAAATACGTACAATGTAGGGCTATCATGCGTTAAGAAGTTACTAAATAAGTCTATCTACTTCGATTTAGAAACCGGGTGGGAATTTGAACGACAAGAAAATGAATGGAAGCAAGCAATGAATAATTTAAAGTGGCTTAAAAAGCATTCAGAAAAAGACTTGTACAAATTTTCCTTGTACAAATACGATAACGGCAAAGAATTTTGCATTAACCTAACTTTCAAGAAAGATTTTGGAGGATATAAAAAAGGATGGTCTGGAGGATATACGGCTGCCATGGCATTGGATAAGCTTCCTTTGTTCTCGGAATTTATCAAAGCGTGAAACGTACAAGCGTTGCACCCGGTGCAAGTTCCGGGACACGCACAAATTAATAACATAAAAACTTATCATCATGAAAGCAATGAATTTCTACACCGCAAACGGTTGGGTTGGTTCGAACTATGACAGCAAGTTAAGCACAAAGGAAATCGCCGCAAAGGTCAGGGCTTTTGCAAAGAAGAATTTCCTGGGCTTTAAATTCTCTGTACGTTCCGAATGGAGCATGTACACGGATTCAATGTACATTGAACTGAAAGAAGGCACTTGTATTCCTTTCGTTGAAGGTTCAAGAAGTGCAGAACGTGGCTATATGTCCACGATGAACACCGTAAAGGGATGGGAAGATGAGTTAACGCCGGAAATGTTCAAAGTGTTGAACGCTGTTACGACTTACGCAAGCTCTTTCCGTTACGATGATAGCGACGGTATGCAGGATTATTACGACACTAATTTTTATTTAAAGATAAAAGTGAGTGATGAATATAAGGTTGTAGAACCGAAAGCAAAGAAAAGCAGCGTTAAGGCTGAAAAGGTTGAGGAAGCCAAAGAAGTGGAAGCCGTGACGGTTGAAGGTCTGGAAATCGTGGACTATTCAGAAAAGGCGGTTGCTGTGTTTGGCGATACGAAGGCTATAAAAGAGCACTTAAAGGAACTGGGCGGACGCTTTAACCCTTCTTTAAATTATAACGGAGAAAAGCGTGCCGGCTGGATATTCAGCAAGAAACAAGCGGACAAGGTGAAAGAACTGATAACGCCTACAGAGTTGCCGGCGCTTCCTGAAGAAATATATATCCCGGAACTTGCGGAGGAAACGGGACCATTTGAAAATATCCATTTAATCGAAACGGACAACTTTAACGGCGTGCGCTATTATGATATTGAAGGCGCGGGAATCATGACCAGCGCGAAAGTACGTGCAGATATACAGCCGGGCGATGTTTTCAATGTATATACGGATGGAGAGCGTAAGTTTCGCGTAACCTATGACGGTGTGAGCGTGAAAAGCAGCTTAAAAAAAGATTTACCCGGTATAATTGAGTTTAACGACAAGATAGAATCGGGCACGCTTAGCGCCTCATCACATTACACCCCGCTTGCGGAGGGTGTGGAATTTTACGAGAAGAAAGTAAAAGGAAAGCGTTACACCGTAAAGGATAAGCCGTTAACACCTGGATATTATGGCGTATTAGATAATTTGGACAACTGTATAATAGAAAGCTATCCGACTAAGGGAGAAGCCGCAAAAGGGGCGGAGATACTTAACACTCATGTAGACGAAAACGGACGGTTAAGAAGTATTATATAATTAAATATAGGAGGATATAATATGAAGGCTAACGATATTGTTATAAATGAACGCGAATTGCTTAATACAAAAATATATAATCCGGAATTTGATAGTATCAAAAGTATTCCGTGTACAATGGTGTTGCGGTTGATGGATACAGAGGAATACGGGTGTGACTATTGCGGGGCCTTGAATTTGGTTTTAGAACTGTTCCCGGAAATCGACCGGGCGGAACTTGAAAAAGAGTTAGACCAGTTCGTATAAATGTATGTTAGACGTTATGTTATTGTTATTCGGTGCCGTGTTGTTTATCAGCGGTACCGATATAGAGAGAATCAAGGAATTTATAAACGATGAATCAGATAAATTTTAAGGATATGGATACTACAGTAATAAACGATACAAAACGTATCATTTCACAAATGAATACGGGCAACGAATGCGATTATATGGAGGCGGGATATTTGTATTACGGAATGGGGTTGTACGGGTATTCCAACGATGTGATAAAATCCGGGTGCGAATACACAAAAGGCAAAAATGATTTGTTTTCCCATCTGGTGCCTACAATTGAAAACGTATCGAAATTCATTGCTTACATACATAAGGAGCTAGGAATACTATAATTATTATTATTCCGGCGTGGAGGACAGCAAGCGGAGCGACACCGCCGCCGGGAACTATTTACTAACTTAAAAACAAATATTATGACACAAAAAGAAGCATTAAAGCAATTACAAGCATATTGCACGGCAAATGGTTTTACTCTCAGTCCATCAAGTTTGCCAAAACAGACATACGCTATAATATTAGCGGATGGAGATGCGGGGGAAATAACGACGCGTTACCCAAATGACAAGATAAGCGGATATTATACCGCAAAAGAGTTGCTAATATGGATTGATGGGTATCATAAAGGATTGCAAAGTAAATAATTATCAATATTAAAATAAAAAAATCATGCAAACAATTATAGTAACAGTAAACCAGCAGGGCGAAAAAACAGCCCTGCAAATAGATGACAAGGTAATAGCAACCATTTCAAAGGATAGTTTCAACAAAGGGCGTTATTGTGGTTCTTTCGGAGCTTTTGGCTGCTGCAATAACAGCCGTTACCCTGATGCAGTGGAATTTATATCGGGGTGCATAGAAAATCACTTTGCCGGTTTTGGTTTGAATGTGGTATTTGAATAAATTTATTGCCAAAACGAATTTAATATAAGGAGGAAATAATATGTATTTAGGTTTTATTCTTTGGGCAATTGTCCTGATAGTGATATTATGGAACATCAGCCCGGCGCTGGTTATTACGTCGGCTTTGATAGGAATCGCTATGGCGATAGGGAAAACAAAAGATAATAAATCAGGTGAATAATATGGAGACTTTAAAGGAAGTGTTTTTGAAGAAATACCCGCAATACGGAAAGGTGTTGCGGGTGTATGAAGAGGTTAACGAAGTGGAATGTACATTCGACAGCATAACAAAACCGAGGTTGTACAACTTTGTTCAGGCTCTTAATGAAAGAGTAGCCACCAATAGCGCTAAAACCTATTGCGCTATGCTTAAATCAATTCTTAACCTGTACAGCGATATGTATTCTTTTCCAAAAGGTTTTGAGGCTATATTGACCTTAAAAAAGGACGCTACGCAAAGTACGTGGCTAACGGATGACGAGATAAAAACGTTATTGGCGTATAATCCGATTAATGAAACGGAACGCGCTGTAAAAAACTGCTTTTTGCTCGGTTGCCTTACAGGCGCCAGACATTCGGACTATATAGAATTTACAGAGGACAACATAGTAGACGGAAGACTGATATATGTTTCACGGAAAACCAAGATTAAAGCGGAGATACCGGCGGCTCCTGCTGTGCTCCGGATATTGAAAGAAAACCGGGAATACGGTATCAATGAACGAAAGGTTTCGGATGTAACCTTTAACGACACAATAAGAAGTATATGCCGGCGATGCGGGATAAACAAGCGTATAAAACTGTACCAGGCGGGCGAATATATAACCGGTGAAAAGTGGGAATTTATTTCTTCGCATTCCGCCCGGAAGTCTTGCGCAACCAACTTATATTTAAGAGGTGCGGACTTGTATTCTATCAGCCGAATGTTAGGGCACTCCAGTGTAACGATGACCGAAACGTATATATGCTGCGGGCTGCGTGAATTATCGGATAAAATAATGGGATATTTCAACGGGTTTAAATAGATTTGCACCTGATTTTATATATACATAAATATTTTATGGCACAAGAAAGTAAATACGCATACGACGAAGATAGTGTAAAGGCTATTGTTCATTGGGCTTTAACGGCTCAACTGCCCACTCAAATAGAGTTAAGCGAATCGGAGAATATATTCGACGTAAAGAAATACATACAGGCGAATATACACGATATAAACCAGCATTTTCCTGACCCGTTTTATAACCCGTCAATTGACAGACTGTACAGATTAAAAGAGTTTATTGAAAGGCAAGAATGATGTTATAACCCAGTGGGTCTTTTCACTTGTTTTGGGTTGAATTTAACCCACTGGGTTGTTTGGGTTATAACTTGCTGTCCATCTTTTCAAATTCTTCTTGCACGGACTTGTTCAGCACTTTCGCGTATATCTGGGTTGTCTTTATATCTGTATGTCCCATCATTTTGGCAAGGTTTTCGATTGATACGCCCATATTCAGAGCCATTACCGCAAAACTATGTCTTGCCATGTGGGAATGAAGGCTTTGCTTTATTCTCGCAATTTCCTGAACGACTTTCAACCTTAAATTATATTGGTAATTGCTTATTATCGGTAACTTGAAGTCGTATTTTCTCAATATTTCCATTGCGGGCTTTAGAAGCATAAGAAAGTATTCTTCTTCTGTTTTTATTCTAATATCTCTAATAAAAAAATTGCTTCCTTTCTTGATTACTCCGCAGAAATCGAATTTGGACAAATCTGCATAAGACAGACCGGTGAAGCATTGGAAGACGAATAAGTCCCTAACCTTACTAATGCTTTCTGATGTTATTTCTAAGTTCTGTATTTGCTTTATTTGGTCTATGGTAAGGTATTTTATCCCTTCGCTTTTTCCACGGTCAAATTTGAGCCTATTATATGGGTTGTCTTTTAATAGCTCATATTTAATAGCTTCGTTTATATATCTTTTCAAGCGTTTATGATAGCCATGAACGGTGGTCTGTTTATTATATTTCTTATGTAGGAAATCGTCATAATACATTATGTTGGCCGTTGTTATGTCGGAAAAATAAACGATTCTACCAAATTCTTCCAGAGAGTTAATTAATGTGGCATGGGTGTTTAAAGTTCCCTTTCTTAAATCTGTTCTTTCGCTTACCCGGCGCTTTATGAAGTCAAGAAAACTTTCTTTTTGCTGTGAATACTTTAGGAAATGCTCCAGCTTTTCAAAGTTGAAAGGTTCCTTATTCTTTATAAGGGAGTTGATAAATTCGTTTATATTCTGTATCTGCGCATCGAGTCTTTCGTTCAGGTCTATGGACTGAACTGTATTCTTGACTTTGTTTTTTTCGCTCCATTGGTCGGAATATAGCCTAACGCCTGTACTAATCCATTTTCTTTTCCGTTCAAATAATATTTCTATCTGAACGGTTCCTTTTGTTGTCTTGCTTGCTGTGTGTTTCCGGTCAAACACAAATCTTGCTGTTGGGTACTTCATAATTTAAAAGATTTGGTATCACACAAGGGTATCACATTTGTTGCACATTTCATGAAATACAATGAAATATAGTGAACTAAAATGAAACAAATATAGAACCGCGTTTGTTCGTATAAGTCATTGATAATTACATAATATGCTGATAATAAGAAAAAAGGGGTTACATTTCTGTAATCCCTTGCTGTGATTCGCTTGGGGCTCGAACCCAAGACCCCAACATTAAAAGTGTTGTGCTCTACCTGCT